ATTGGTGGATGGAGTTGTCCTACAAGCAATTCTATTCAGGAAGTTATTGGATTAAGTACTGATAGTAAAAGATTTGAAGTTACTTGGGTTGATTTAGGTGAAAAATATGTAACTAAATATACTTGGAGACAGGTAGAGAAAGCTTTAAGAAATCTGGTTGAAGATTGGAGAGCAAAAGCAGCGTAAGAACTTATGTTTGTTTTGCTTGACTAGCCAAACATATGTGTGGTATAACTATAATACATCAAATAACTGAAAGGAGATGCTAAAATATGACAGTTGTAGTTGTTAATAGTTATACCACACAGGCAAAGGTGTATTTCGTAAATAGTTTAACAGAAGGTAAACAAAAAATTGAAGAAGCGTATTGCAATTATATTAAGAATTGTAGAACGTCATATATTACAGATGATTCTACTTACGCTATGATTGAAACACAAGCAGGAACAATAGAAATAATGCTTGGCGAAGTAATGTAGTAATAATTAAATTAAATTGACGGAAAAGAAAGAGGGTGATATAATATGGGAAGAAAAAACTTTACGATTTCAGATTTTTATTGTACAGAATGTGGTACAGATATGCCATTACCAAGAGTTAAAAATCAAAGAGAAAAAGGACATATAAAAGATATCTATTGTCCTAAGTGTAAACAGATTAAAAAGTTTGTGGAGGTTAAGAGATCCTAAGGGGGTATTATTATGATTTTATGTTCTAGATTAGAGGAAAAAGAAATAACTGTCCCTATTGAAGAAGAAGAAAAAATAATATATTTGCAATTAGCGAAAATGAGAGCAAAAGAAATATTATTAAAAAGTAATTATCGATACATAATTTATGGAAGAATTGAAGGAAATATATTATATTTAATATCAGAGCTAACTAATATAAAACCACAAAAAGAAGAAGTATTTTTAACAAAAGGAGACTTACAATGATAGGAACAATCGCAACAATACTTGGATTTGGAGCTATGGCAATAAACGCACTTGGAACAGGGACTACGATACGAGAGAATAGAAAGAGGGCTTTAGAAGCTGCTAAAACAAAACCTTGGGTCGTTGCATATCCAATTGATAGAGGCAAATATACTTACATAAAAACAGGAGAAACAGTCTATATGTCAGATGGTTGGCTTAGAAACCCAAGAACAGGAATGAATTTAGAACATCTACCAAGCATAGCATGGCATGAGATAAACAAACGTATTAGAGAAGAAGCAAAGAAAAAAGGGTTTGCTGGGTATCCGATATATTGTCCGCAAACATATAAACAGAAATTAGCTTGTGAAATGGGGCTTTACAAATTAGGTAAAGTTTATTATGAGATTGATAATAAGTATGCTTACGTACTTGTAAAATATGACCAACCACTTATGAGAGATTGGAAAGACGACGACCGCTACGCAGTAATATGTTGTTACAAAAATTATAATATGATAGAGCATCCAAAATGGTTCTCCAAGAGTGATTTATACAAAGAAGGAAGCTGTTGGACCGAATTCATTACCTATAAAGAAAGGGATAAAATAAAGAAATATGATGCGGCAGAAGTTCTTTCACCAGAAGTAACGTCAGAAGTAGCTTATCTTTATCAAGAAATCATGACTCAAAAATGGTAAGGGGGTAATGCAATGACAGGAATGCAAGAGTATTTAGCTGGGAAGAATAATAATATACAAAAATTAATTGACCAAAATAAAAATTTAAAAGGATTTGCTTATTTTTTGAATGGAAGCTCAGAAGATACTATTTATAATTATTTACTAAAGGTAGACAAATTTTTAAAAATGGCTAATAAGCCACCAAAAGATTTAGAGTTTGATGATTTTTTGGAATTCATCAACAAATCTAAAATTAAGCAAGATGGGACACCTTCTGGGAAGTCTTATAGAGTAATTGCTTATCAGAGCCTTAAGAAATATGGGGATTATTTAGTTGCAAGGAAAACATTGGAAGATAATCCTATGCGTTTTATCCCTCGACCATCTGGGAAAGAAAGTCAAACGACAATTGAAAAAAGAGAGAAAGGATTCTTAAATGAGACTGAAATGAAGGCTTATTTAAAAAGTGTAAATGAAGGAGTTGGCTCCAGCAGGAGTATTTCAAGGCAAAATAATTGGAAAGAAAGAGACAAGGCTATAATCCTTGTTTTTTTAACCACTGGAATTCGATGTTCTGCTTTATATAGAATTGACCTATCAGATTTAAATTTTGAAAATAATACTTTGATTGTAACAGATAAGGAAAGTAAAGTGACGATTTATTCTTTACCAGATATAACTGTTCAAGCTCTTAAAGAATGGTTGGTTAAAAGAGAAAGATTATTAATAAATTGTCCAGAACCAACAGAAGCATTATTTATTTCTAATAGATTAAACAGAATTAGTCGCAATTCTATTGGCGTTTTAGTAAAAAAATATGCCCAGAATATTACAGGTAAAAATATTTCTCCTCATAAATTAAGAGCAACATATGGAACATTATTATATAACGAAACTAAGGATATTTATTTTGTACAGAAATGTATGAATCATAGTTCTCCTCATACAACAGAAAAATATATTCGAGGACAAAATAATCGTGCTAGTCAAGCAGCAAATATTATGGAGTCTTTATTAAAGTGAACTTGACTTAACTAAAAAACTAAATTATAATATAAAAAGGAGGTGGTTTCATGATAAAAGAAAGAGAAGCCCTTGAAAATTATATTGCGTCAAAAAACGCAGAAGTATCAAGAGATAAACAAACTAAAAAAATAATTTATGATTATTGTAAAGAGAATTATAATTTTCCAAGAGGAGAAACGCTTGATTACATTGATGGACGTAAATCTATGCAGGAAGCAACGGAATTTATTTTATTCATATTGCTTGATGCTCTAAAGGAAAATAATCTTTGTTTGCATACTTTGAAATATTATTTTAATGACCTTGAAATTAAAACATATAAGGGCTTAAAATACACACCTCCAGAGCAGATTAAATTTCCAATTATATTAGATGCAATGGAAGTTGCAAGGGATCAATGGATTTGTGCTTCTTCTGTGAATTTCTTAATGATGTTAAGAAATGCCCAGCTTATTAATTATAACGTAAATACTCAGCGAACTATGCAACGTATAGTCAGAGGAGACAAAGAATATTATAAGATTACAATTAATAAGAAAGCCATAAAAGAAATTAAAGAATCTTTTGAAGAGGATACTTACATTCCAAATACAATAACTCTTAATCTTCCTTATGATGAAACCACTGTTTTTTATTACAATAAAAATGATAAAAAACTTATTATCACCAAGTTAAAGTATTTTGATATTTTAGATGGGTATCACAGATATATTGCTATGTGTCAAACAAGAGATATAAATCAGGAATTTGATTATCCTATGGAACTTAGAATTGTATCTTATGACACAAGCAAAGCTAATCGTTTTATTCATCAAGAAGACCAAAAAACAAAAATGTCTAAAATTGATTCTAATTCTTATAATACAAATGATGCTGCCGTAATAGTGGCGACACGAGTTAATGAAAATGTAATGTGTAATTTAAAGGGAAGTATTAGTAGGAACGAAGGTTTAATTAATTTTAGTGAGTTAGTGGAAATTATTCGCAAATTATATTTTTATCATGTGGCAAAGAAAGATGAAAAAATAATTATTATAAATACTGTAAAAGAAGTAACTAATTGTTTAAACATTATTTCAGAGTATGACTCTAAATATTTAACAGAGAAATATTCTTTTAAACTTTTAACTATTATTTTGGTTTCGTATTATTGTCTTGAAAATAAAGCTAAACTAGGAACCGCGGTAGAATATATTTATAATAGTGATAAATTAAACAACCAAAAATTTCGTTCAAGGTCTCTTCGTAAGGATTTAATTATGGACATTGAACGATTAGTAAAGGAGGTGGAACAAAATGTACAATGAAGAGTTGAAGCAACGATATATTAGAGAAAAAAGAGAAACTACGATTATTGGTTTGAATTTTCTTGAAAGGCAATTTATCAATGTTGCAGGTTACGAAGAAGAGTTAGGGAAAGACCTATCTAATTTTACAACACCTGAAATAATTGAGTATTATAAAATATTAGGGAGTCGTTCTTTAGAGAGTTTAATAGTTATTAATTCTCAATATTCTATGTATACTCAATGGTGTTTACAACAAAACTTAGTTTTAGATAGTCAAAATCATTTTCTAGAAATGAATAATGATATTTTGCTACAATGCCTTAATCAAACTATCATTGATAAGAGTATTGTAACAAGGAAAGAATTTTTAGATTTGATACATCAGCTCCCTAATTATAGGGATCAATTTATTTTTTTATTTTTATTTGAAGTTGGTAAAGATAAAGATTTTGTTCAATTAGCTAATTGCAAAATAGAAGATTTTGATGAAGACAAACAATGTTTGCGGTTAAGTAATCGTACACCAGTTGTTAGTAATGAATTAATTGATATCGCCAAAGAAGCTAATAAGCAAGATAAGTATTTTTCAATTACGCAAAAAGAAACGCGAATAGTTACTTTTGCAGAAAATGGATGTATAATTAAAGACATTCCTCCAGCTAGGAGCGATGGAGTTTCAGATTTTAGAAAAGGAAGAAGAATATATACTGCAATTACTAGAAACTTAGATTATTTAGGAATAAGTAAATATCACACAGCTAGAACTATTATTAGTTCTGGTATTATACATATGATACATAAAAGGAGCGAAGAATTAAATATATCTAAAGAACAGTATATTAGACAACATTCAAGCGAAATAAAAAATCAATATAATATTTCAATAGTTGCCTCAACTTTTTTAAAGAAATACGAAAAATATTTATAAGAGGGAAACCTCTTATAAATATTTGATAATAAATAATTAAATTATAAAGGAGAGCAAATGGATAAATTAAAACAGTTTCTTTCAACGGAATCTAATCAGAAATTATTGATAAGTATTTATATGAACAATCAAATTATTCGGTGTAAAGCAAATACCTGGGACGTTATATTTTATGAAAGCAATCAACAAATAGATATAATTACTCCTTATATCTTTTTGGAACTGTCTTTAAAAGGATATAATTTTTATCAAGAAGATGAAAATGGGTGTAGTTTGATAGGTGACAAGGGCGGTTTATATTTTGATATTTTAGAATAGAAAATAATTTTGCAGATTTGTTATGTAATATCTTTAGAATCAAAATATAGGGTTGGAAAGTGAATGAGTAAATACGAAGTATTAAGCGAATCTGCTTTCTGCTGGTGTTCAGAGTGTGGTTTTGAAATACAACCAACAATTACAAAATGGTGGAAAGGAAATAAACAATTTAGCGTCCTTGAATTACCACATAAATGCCCCAGATGCAAAAGGGATATGAGAAAAGAACATGTATGAAAGGACAATAGAATGATTGAATCTAAAAGAGAACGATATATAAGATTATTAAAAAGCAACGCTGATTTAAATTTTGTAGAATTAACATTTGATGCAGTAAAAGAAATTATAGAATTGTTAGAAGAAACAGAAATTGTCAAATGCAAAGATTGCAAACACATCCAAAAATGGAGAAATGAAGAATCTGCAAAGAAGTTTGGTCAGATATATGAGTGTGCAAGAAGTGTGCTTAACTGCCCTAAACCAGAAGATTTTTGCAGTAGAGCAGAAAGGAAAGAAGAATTTATGCCATAAGAAATAGAAAAACAAAGAAGTGGGTGTACGGAACGGATTACAGGTATTCTCCTAGAAGACAGAGAACATCTTTTGACCGTGCATTGACATATGAAGATTATGACCGTGCCAAACTAGATTTCATGTGTAGACAGTGTAGCAAGGATTACGAAATTGTGCCCGTGGTTATTACGGAAGTGAGAGGTGAATCAGATGAAAGTGATATTTTATCCCGATGATGTAGAAAGCGACATTTTTGATGTTCCTGATGATATAACAGAGGACGGATTATCAGATATGGCTTGTGAATGGGTTGCGGATAATGTTCAGGGATTTTGGGAAGTGATAGAGAGTGGCGAAGAAGATGAGTGATACGATTAGTAGACAAGCGGCAATTGATGCGGTAAATAAAATAGCACCCGTCAACACAGAATATGATTGTACATTACTTGATAGACTAGATGTCAAATATGTATTGACTGAATTGCCATCTGAAACAGAAATTATACGGTGCGAGAATTGTAAGCATCAAGGAGAAAAACCTATTAGTGACGGTCGGTACTGGTGCAACATCCATAACGCTTTTATGTATTACTGTTCAGATGCGGAAAGGAAAGAAAAATGAGCGAGACAAAAAGAGAGTATTATATCCGAAATCTCGAAGAAATATTGGAATCTGACGTGATAAAGATTACCCATGAAGCATATTTCACAGAAGATGCGATAAAGGAGTTACTGGAGTTGCTCAAAGCAGAGCCAGAACGGAAGACGGGTAGGTGGCTTGAACTTACAAATACCAATCATACCTATGTATGTTCGGTATGCGGAAGAATGTTAGTAAATATCACTGATGGTAAAAACACGGTAACGAAAAATTATCCATTCTGCCATTGCGGTGCGGATATGAGAGGTAATTCAGATGACGTATAGCGAAATATTAGATAAATTTAAAGACAGTTTTCCTTTTGTTAATGTTGAAGACTATAGACCTGTTTGTCATGAATTATTTGAGAACGGAAAAGAAGGTTGTACGATTTGGCTCGATAATGGGGACATGGTTGTCTACTATCCTAATCAAGAGAGAGGTGATTTAGATGATTGACATGATTAGCAGACAGGATGCAATTGATTCGCCAGTAAAAATGGTTAGTGAAGGGCTTGAATGGATACCTGTTTATCACATTAAAGAGCTACCTTCCGCAGAACCAGAACGGTTGAGCGATGATGATTTCGAAACGATCAGGATTCACCTGAATGCTCAAAAAGAAAAACTCTGTAATCAGCAAAGATGGGAAGAAGCGGAAGAATATCAGCGTATCATTGACCGATTTATGGCATTTGCATCTGTAGAATCAGAACGGCACTTAACTTGTAAGAACTGTATTCACTTAGGACACGCCTATATGATGCCTTGCAAAAACTGCAAAAGAAACCAGATGTTGCCTGATTGGTATGAGGTGAAAACAGAAAGGGAAACAAAATGAATAATCGTGAAATTATTGAAAGACTGAAAAATCTTGCGGGATACGCAGTATACACTGTCGGTGAAAAACCGTTCGTTATGAGTCTTGATGATGGAATAGCGGTGCATGAGGCAATTGAATTATTGGAGAAGTCAGAACAGTGGGAGACTTGCTTTGATTGTCCATTATCCCATGGCTGTCCTGTTATTAATGGTTGTACAAATGAACAAGCGATGGAATATGCGGGAGAGATTCCAGATAATTGTCCATTAAATAAAAAACCTGTGAAATCAGATGCTTCCGACAGAAATGTCGGTACGTGGGTTGGTTCAGATTCACAATGCGGAATTGGATGCCCGTTTTGTGGAAAGGCGGTAGACGATTTCTGTAACAGCATAGATTATATCTTTTTACTGTACGAACCAAATTTTTGTCCAAATTGTGGAGCCAAGTTAAAAGAAGGCAAATAAATATGAACAATTATGAAATAGCATTAAAAATTATCAAAAAAATGTAGAAGAAGCACGGGAGGAAAGAAATGATTAACATAATTAGTGAGATATTGAAAAAAGAATTGTGTTACGCCTATTGTGATAATTGTCGGCACGAAGGTGATGAGTATGTATGCGAAGGATGCCATAGAAAATATCAGAATTGGTCACTATCAGAAGACACTGCATTAGAGATTGCAGGCAAAATTATTAAGGCATTGGATAATCTTTAAAAAATGGAACTTATAGATGTAAATATGGTTATGTGAAAGATGAGGTGAATAGGAGTGAGCGAAGCAGAACAAAAGTCTATTTGTATTAATTTAAACGAGCAGGTTAAAGTAAAGTTAACAGAACTTGGCGAAGTAATCTATTATCGGGAATATCATCATTTCCCTAAAAAAGATGAAAGCGGATATACAGAATTTCAATTAGGGTCTTTTATGAATTTTATGAATTTGTGCGGCAATCATATAGGAATAGGACAAATAAAATCAATCGAAATAGTGTTTGAAAGTGAGGAGAGTAATAAAAAATGGAGAACAATACATCCAGAAACGGAATTGGATTTATAGGCTTACTACAAGTAACCTTTATTGTATTAAAGCTATGTGGGGTCATTCAATGGTCATGGTTGTGGGTATTGTCCCCAATTTGGATTGGTCTTATTATAGATTTCATTGTTTTAATAATTATTATAATAATCGCTGCCATAATAAAGAAAGATACAAATATAAAAGAAAGGAAGAAAGAATGAGTTGGTATTATGACTATTACGTCGGTAAGAAAGTCAATGATAAAATCGAATTAATTGGACCTTACGACAATGAAGGAAAGATTCATCCTATTTTTGAACGCTCAAGGTCTTTCGCATCTTCGCTTAAAGATAGATTTTATTCTTACAATGGAGAGGAATTAAAAGATAAGTTGTGGAGTGATTTAATTAAAATCCTTCCGTATCGAGAATTACCAAAGACAGATTTCGTAAAGACTGGATATTTTCTTATTGATGATGTTGAGGAGTATTTAAAAAATGGTGGAGATAGTTACGATTTATTTTATGATAGGTTAGACCCACAGACTTATGCAGAAAAGTTAAAAACGGAAATTATTCTAGGAAAGCCAGAACCTCAAAAAGATGAAGAAGGATATGAAATTGAAGTGCATGGATGTATGGATTATATGTTTTTTGCATATCCAGATTATAATTGTGAAGGGTATGAAGCTCTGTTAATTTACAATGCGGTTGATGCTTTTGGATTATATGATACGAAAGATATCGTGATTGTGATGTGTGAGGGATAAAATGAGCGGAATATTAATGAGTCTTGATAGTAATGGTAACTGGGTTTCAATAGGCGAAATAAAAGAAGTAAGTTTTCCTGAAGTTAAAGAAGAGTTGGATACGAAGTTTTTGAATACTGCTTTTGGAACGCACGAAATAACCTTTCTTTATGACAGTAATTCGTTTTTCAATGAGAAATTATTTAATGAAATTTTTAGATTAGAAAAATGGGAAATAACAATGCTAAAAAATCCTAGAAAAAAGAACAGGGCATTAAAAAGAAGAATTCGTAAAATCAAAGAGGCGTTATTACGGTGTGGCGTTTATGGAAAAAGAAGTAACAATCTTTGAAAAAATCACTGATGAAATTCAGAAAACCATTGATGAGACTAGAGAAAACGGTAAATACCATGCTCAATTTATACGAGATAATGGAGAACTTGTAATATTCGGAATGGAAATAGCTTTGGATATAATTGAAAAGTACTTAAAAGAAGGGCGAATGAGATGAGATTAATTGATGCAGAGGAGCTAATTGAGAATTTATTAAATGATGTGGAATTGGATGAAAAGATGCTTAATGATACGGATTTTGTAGGAAGTAGCAGAGAATTAGTTCAATTTGATAAAGACTGCAAGCAAAATGCCATTGAATTTCTTCGAGATGCACCAACAATTGAGATAAAGTCTAGTTATTCAGGGTTCTCAAATAATTGGATACCGTGTAGTGAGAGATTGCCAGAGCCGAGAGTTGATGTGTGGTGCAATTCGGATATGGGGCAGATGGTCGGGTACTATGAGGAAAATGTTGAAACATGGTACGGCAGAGATTATTTGGAGTTAATGGTCACTGCATGGATGCCGTTACCTGAGCCGTGGAAAGGAGAAACAAAATGACAAATGCAGACAAGTTTAAGAACATATTTGGACTATATGCTACAGAACTATGGTCAATGCCAGAGAAAGACTTTCTGAAGTGGCTAAATAGTGAAGCCATGAACTGTTCGGAATTTCCGACTAGTTGGATTCCATGCAGTGACCATTATCAACCAAAGGAGCTTGATTATGAATTACATACAATGGGCATGATTAGTGATGGTTGGTAAACAATTAAAGAGGGAGAGAAAAATGATACCAAAAGAACAGGAATATATCATATGGAATTATTGCAATGACCCTAATGATATACAACGAGCAGTTGATGAACAAGACCCAAATTGGGAAGGATTAGAATCTTTGCATCAGATTATTAGTATTACATACGATTCTAATCAAGGGTGCTATGTAGTGTTTTGGATTGCCTATAAGGAGAGTGAAATACGATGAATGTAGTAGTAGCAATATTCTGCTTGGTGTGGGTTACTTATGGTATTTGGGAAATGAGGAGGTGAACAGGAATGAGATTGATTGATGCTGATAAGCTGGAAACCCATGAACAGTTAGAACCATTAGGAAATGGCAGATATGAATACGTTGAGGTGGTTTATAAAGACGATATTGATGATGCTCCTACAATCGAACCACAGAAATGGATTCCATGCTCTGAGAGATTGCCTAAAAAAGAAGAGCGAAGTTATTGGATATGTCTTGATGGTGGCGGGCAATGTCAATGCAGATGGACGAATGATATGTATGGATTTGGTGCCAATGAGTATAGTAAATGGGAATGGCACATTATGGATAAGCCACAGTATTCAAAAGTAGTCGCATGGATGCCGTTGCCAAAACCGTGGAAAGGAAAAGAAAAATGACAAAAGAAACTTATAATATTGCTACCGAGCTTATAGCGAAGATATCTACTTTGAATGATAGTATCCGTGATGTTAAATATGCACTGGCAACAAACAATACAGAGCATTGGTTAATGGAGATACGAGAAGCAAAAACGCATTCACTTAATGAAATAGACCATAGAGGGTTGCTGCCTGAGTTTTTGAAAATGATTTTGGCTAAACTTTACGAAGAACGTGCAGAGTTAGAGAAAGAGTTGGAAGAGTTATGAGAAAAAAAGAAATGACACTAGACGAAGCTATTAAACACTGCGAAGAAGTAGTTAGAGAACAGGAAGAGGATGCGAGTAAATGGGAGTATACGTTATGGGTATATCGGCGAAGAGTTTACTGTGACCCATCTACTATTCCTACGTGCGAAAAGGAATTAAAAAGGTGTAAGGAATGTGCCGAAGAACATCGCCAGCTTGCGGATTGGTTGAAGGAGTTGCGGTTATATCACAGGATGAGAGGTGAACGGGAATAAACCATGAAAACAAGCTATGAATATCTGACCGCAATAGAGGAAATTTTAGATGATGCCTCACGCAGGTTGTCCCAAGAGGCATTTGAAACTCTACTTGATGGTTTAAGTATGCTCCTTGGAGATTACGAATTAGATTACGAATGATTTAAAGTAGGAGGAGATATGATAGTCAAAGAAGCAATACGTGTTTTGAGAAAATCCGCATTTCTAAGCAAGGATTTGAGTTGGCAGGCCATAGATGAAGCAACAGATATGGCTATCGAGGCCTTAGAGAAACAAGCACCTAAAAAGTTCTTATGGGATGACGGGAATCCCATTTGCCCTGTGTGTGGAGAAGAAGTGTGGGATATGGAGTGGTGTAACAATTGTGGGCAAAGATTAGATAGAGAAGAAGAGGTGAAGTAAATGCCACTAACAAAACCGTGCCCTGTATGTGGACATGAATGCAATTTTAAATCGTTTAATTTTATTTGTTATGGATATGAGTGCCCCGAGTGTGGAGAAATTTTTGGCGTGTGTAAGATTATGATTGGATGGAAGGAGAACTAAATGGCAAAATATATTATTGATGTGCCAGATGAGGCAGTAGAGTTTATGGGTGGCGAAATGAATTTTCTCGTAGAACCCAAAATAAAAGATGAACGAAAAAGACACTATGTGTTGCGGATAGACGAGGAAGATACCTCTATTTATACTGAGCCTGACCGAAAGGCTATTGAGGATAAGGTATGGGAGTTTGCCACAACCTGTACAAAAATGGATGGTGCTGATTCTGTTGATGTTTTCGGTGGTTATTCACTTGATAGTTTTACAAAATATTCTTACCAAGAAGCTAAGTCTAAGTACGATGCATGGAAGAAGCAGAAAGATGAGATTCATATTGGCGATGAGGTGAAGTGCAGGGGTACAAACGGTGTTGTGGTTAGGATTGACACTGAAGACCGTGGAGTTAATATAGTCTTGGAAGATGGAGATACTGCATATATAGGCATGGCAAATGTGATAAAGACTGGGCGTTATTTTGACGAGGTGGAGAATCTGCTGAAGAAGATGGAGGTGGAATAAATGGCAAAGTATATAGTCGACCTACCAGACACATACGCATCAAAATCTGCATTATTGGGTGATATATTGGCTATTCCAATAATTCTTGAAGGCGGTAAATGCTATAAGATTCCAACTGGAATTAAGTTAGAACCATGCGCCCCGTCAAATGAGGATGAAATTAGGGAGAAGGCACATGAAGAAGCGTGGGATTTTATGTATGAATTATTCTTCGAAGAATACAGTGAATTAGATGATTGCTTTGGAACTGAATCGAGAACAGAAATCATGTCAAGCATGACTTACTCTGAAGCCAAAGCCAGATATGAAGAATGGCGAAAGCAGAAAGAAAAGATTCGTGTAGGGGATGAGGTGACGGCGAAGACAGATACAGACAAAGACATGCCTAAGGGGATTGTCACCTACAACAATCCAGAACAATCACAGTTTTTAGTTATCAAAAGTGATGGAACCTTTAGTTGGTGGCATAAAGGAGGATTAAGAAAAACAGGGCGTCATTTTGACGAGGTGGAGAAACTTATGAAAAGGATGAGGGAAGAATGAGTGAAAATGTCAATAAGGATATTCAAAAAGCAATTCATGATGTAAAAAATCATAATGTAAAAAATATAGAAAAACAAAAAAATTTTAAAATTGTTTCTAGATTAGAAGCCGTATCTTTAGCATTTCAAGGAAAAGATGTTTATCAAATAAATTTAGATTATTTAAGTATAAATAATATTAAAGAATTATACACAGAAGAATTAATAGAAAATGCAGATATTTTTTATGTAGTAAGGGAGGATATGGATGATTAAAGTAGAAAATATTGATGTATGGGGATTTGAACATGCGGTTCGGGGCTGTCGTAATCCAATGAACAGTTGGGATAAAAGTGATAGTTATTTTGAGGATACTATTGATGTAAATTCTAAAGCATATTCCATAGGAAAAAATGATTTAGACTTAATGAGAAGATTATATAAAGCAGGAACGGAACACAGGAAGTATCTCCGTCAGATTTTTGTATCTATGGATATTACCGCACCACTTTACTGGTGGAAGGAAATGGACCAATATCGTATTAACGTGACAACAAATTCCTGCTCTACTATGCACAAGATTCATGCAAAAGAATTTACATTGGATGATTTCAGTTGCGAACATTTAACTGATGAAACAACAAATGCCTATTATAAAGTAGAAGAAGGAGATATATGTATTAGTGGTGTTTCTGCATACACTTGGATGACTGAAACTGTCGCTGTATTAAATGCATATAGAAAATTATATCTTGATACTAAAGATAAAAAGTATTGGTGGCAGTTAATACAGTTACTTCCTTCATCTTATAATCAGAGGCGAACCATCACAATGAATTACGAAAATGTAATGGCAATTATCAAGCAGAGAACAGGACATAAATTAGACGAATGGAATGAACTTGTAGATATTCTTAAAGATTTACCATATATTAAGGAGATTATTGCTGAATGAGAAAATTAATTGATAAGCTTAATAAAGCAAGTGAAGCTTATTATAATGGGAAAGATTCTGGAATGACAGATGCTGAATGGGATGATAGGTTTAATGTGCTTGCACGTATGGAACAAGAAACAGGTATTGTATTTGCAGATTCCCCTACACAAAATGTAGGAGCAAAAGTACTGACAGAATTAAAAAAGAAAGAACATACAGTTCCCATGTTGTCTTTAGATAAATGTCATTCTATAGATGAAGTAAAAAAATTTGGTAAAGACAAAGATTTAATTGCGTCCATTAAATTAGACGGACTAACAACACGATTAACATATGAGGACGGAAATCTTATTTGTGCCGAGACTCGTGGCAATGGATACGTTGGCTCTGATATTACAGAACATATGAAACAGACCAATATTCCATTACATATTAATAGAAAAGGCACATATGTCGTTGATGGGGAATCCATAATTACATTAGATGATTTTGAAGAAGTAAATGTAAATGGAGAATTTAAAAATCCGAGAAATTTGGCGGCTGGTACTCTATCAGTGTTAGACACTTCATTAGTCAAAAAAAGGAAAGTAAGATTTGTAGCATGGGATGCTTTAACTGATGATAATTTAAATATTAAATTGCATGATATGAGAGTGCTTGGGTTTGGAGTAGTTCCTTTTTTTGTTGTTAATTCAGAAGAATCTATTAATAATGCAATTCAATTATTAAAAATAGAATATCAGTATCCTATGGATGGCATTGTATTTAAATTCAATGATACTAAATATGGTAAGTCGCTTGGAAACACTGGACATCATTTTAAAAATGGAATTGCTTATAAGTTTAAAGATGAAGAAGAAGAAACCGTTCTACGTGATATTGAATGGACGATGGGTAAAACTGGAAGTTTATGTCCTGTAGCTGTTTTTGATAGTGTTGAATTAGAAGGAACTACTATTAATAGAGCAAGTTTACATAATGTCAGTATTATGAACGAACTTTTTCACAACAACACTCCTTGGGTTGGGCAAAAGATTCAAGTATATAAAAGTAATCAAATAATTCCACAAGTTTCATCCGTAAAACAGGAAGTCATTAAAGACGATGTCGAATATCAGTTTTTACCTCCTCCTGTTATTTGCCCATATTGTGGAATGCATACAAAAATTAAAAGAGATGGCATAGCAGATGTTTTATACTGTACTAACCCCTCTTGTAAGGGTAAATTGTTAGGAAAATTGTCTCATTTCTGTAGTAAGAATGCAATGGATATTCAGGGTATGTCTGATGAAACTCTGCGAAAATTCATTGATAAAGGTTATTTAAATAGTATGGATAGTATATATTATTTATCCGTATATAAAAAAGAGCTGATGAATTTAGATGGTTTTGGAAGAACATCTGTGGAAAAGTTATTAAAAGCCATTGAAGATTCTAAGAGAACAACATTAGACAGATTTATTTACGCCTTATCAATTCCTTTGATTGGTAGGACTGCCAGCAAAGCAATAGCTAAATATTGTAATTATGATATTGATAATTTTTATAGTAAGATTACCAATAATTTTTCGTGGTCGGTATTAGACGATTTCGGCGAAAGTATGAGCAGGAGTATTATCAACTATTTTAGTGATATAACTAATTTAACTTTGATGGAATATTTGGCTGAGAAAATGGATTTTATTATTCCAACTGATAATAAATCTTCTATTTTAGATGGAAAAGTTTTTGTTATTACTGGAAAAGTAAATCATTTTAAAAATAGAGACGAATTAAAGACTAAGATAGAAGAGTTGGGTGGTAAAGTATCTGGGAGTGTATCCAAAAATACTTCTTATTTAATTAATAATGATGTTAACTCTACCACTGGTAAAAATAAAAAAGCCAAAAGTTTAGGTGTGCCAATTATATCTGAAGAAGATTTTATGGAAATGATTGGATAGGAGAAGAAATGTATATATTAAATGATAATGGGAATTATGTATGCAGAGGGTCTGATAATCGATTTTATTTGTCAAAAGATATCAGTAAAGCGGTTATGTTTAAAACTAAAAATCGAGCATCTAATGCCCGTTTAAACCTTCCCAAAACTATGAAGAGCAGGAATTTCAATTTACAATTGATAGATTCTCCAGTATCTTCGTTAAACATTGAAAATTTTCAGACATTAAAAGAAAACATAAATTTATTGGCTATGTATGATAATGATATAGGGGAATATCAAAATCAGATGAGAGAGCAGTTATCAGTTATTGATTTAGAATTGACAGATATTGACCATTACATTGAATTTAATAAACTGTCTGCTTCTGAAGGATATAAAATATTTAAATTAAGACAAGATAAGCTCAAGAAAAGAAGAGAAATAAAGGATAGCTTATATACTTGTTCTTTATTAAAAAAGCATTCCTCAGATAGTAAAAAAATTATGGCTGAAATTAAAAATAGGGAGTGTCGTGAATACCATCCCAGAGTAATGAAAGAGTTGTTTATATGATAGCATATACTTGATTAAATTAAATAATTTGACTATAAAAACTTACTGTGATATAATATCATTGTTGGATGATGTCCGACATATTTTTCTATTTAAATTAAACAAAGGAGAGAATTACATGAGTTGTAAAGCTGGAAACAAGAATCACAAAGAAAGATGTAAACGCTATAAGCAAGAAGGAAGAAGAAACACAAATAAAATCAAGAAGCAGAAAAAGCATGAAAAAAGAATGCAAAAATTTGCTAAAAGAAAAGAAGAAGGAAAGACATATAAGTATGAACCGAATCCCTATAAAGAAGGAACGAAGGAATATATAAGAGAGCAGAACGAACGTGCTGAGAAAAACAAAAGTAAAAAAATTCCTTGCCAGATTTGGGATAGTATAATGAGAAAAGTTCAAAATGTTGTTGACAAAGAAAAAGCCTTACGCAAAATGGAGGCGGAGAAGGAGAGTAAAAAAAATGAATGAGGTTAAAAAGGGAGCAACCTGGTACTATGCCAGAGCCTTACCCACAGGAGTTTTTGAGGTATGTGAATTAAAAATTAATACAGTGACCTCTAATTACTTTACAGGTGTCGATAAACGAGATAAGCGAACGTATATGTTTGATTATAAAGATGTAAATCACACTGTGTTTTATAATAGAGATGAAGCTTTAAGGATAGTAAAACTTAAAGAAGAACAATATAACGCTAGACATTAATTTACTCCTTTCTATTAAGGGAGGAGGACGAAATGACATCAATAACTCAATGCAAAAAATGTAAAAAAAAGTACCATTATAATTTGGAAGATATAGAATACGATTTTACAGGTTACGGATACATAACTAAATTAATTAGATGTCCATATTGTAAGAAGGTTAAAATTGTAGAATATATTGAGGATAAATCACTAGATGTAAATAACGATAAAAGATTTTATATTTATTAAAAGGAGAAAAAATATGGAGACAAATTTAAGACAGGCTAATGCAAAAGTAAATGTTGAAGGTATTGTTAGTGAGAAAAAGTTAGACGAAGTAACAGAAAATGGAGTAAAGAGAATCGAGGGTTATATTACTATTAAGACAGATGAAACAAATTTTGTTCGTTTCAATGTTAGAGTTAATGAAAAAACCAATGCGGGGAACGCTAATAAAACATATGCAGGAATTGAGACTGTAATGAACACTTACAAGTCTATTGCCGTTGAAGGAGAAGAGGAAGCAGATAGAGTAAGGGTTAATGGAGATATTAATCTTTATAGGAGTAGAAACACAGGACAGGAGATTGTGGGTTACAAATCTAATTTCTTTAATAGAGTAAGAAATGAGTACGAGCCTCATGCTGAGTTTTCTGTAGAAGTATTTATTGAGAAGTTTGTTCCTGAAATTGACCGTGATGGCATTGAGACAGGTAGAATGAAAGTGAAAGGCTGGGTTCCCACCTATAATGGTATTGAACCGATTGAATTAATTGTTGGCGAAGATTTAGCTGATGATTTAACAACAGTATATGAAGTAGGACAGACTGCTGAATTTTATGGAGAGGTAATTAACTCTAGAGTAGAAACAGAAACAGAAAAAGCCGCTGCATTTGGTAAGGCTAGAAAGCAGAAAAATGTCAGCTATAAAAATGAATTATTAGTAACAGGTGGAAGTGCGCCTTATGAAGAGGGCATTACTTCTGTAGAGCCTTATAATCCTGAAGTAATCAAGATGGCAATTACAGAACGTGAAAATAGAATTGCCGAAGAAAAGAGTAAAACCGTAAATAATAATAAGCCTTCAGCCGCTGGCACTGGTAGAGTATTAGATATGAATTGGTAAAAAATACTTAATAAAAAGGAGCAAAAAATATGGCAAATGAATTTAGTTTAGATGCGTTATTGAATCCCAGTGTATCAAAAGTAACAAAAACAACAGATTCTCTTATTGTGACTTGGTATGGCTATGGGGGGTTGGGAAAAACTCCCGTAGCCACAAAGATGGAAAAACCTTTTTATCTCGCTTTTGGAAAATCTGGTTTAAGTGGTTTAAATAATGTCCCCTTCAAATCAATTATGTCTTGGGCAGAATTTAAAAAGTTTAACAAGACTTTTACCGACCCTAAAAATTTTGACACTTTACATGAAAGATATCAGACTATTATTTTAGACGAGATGGAAATTTTATATTCCTATTGTGAAAAGTATGTAGCTAATACTGAGGGTGTTAATAAAATTAAAGAAGGTAACGGTGGTTATGGTCTTTGGGGAGATTTAAAAACAGAATGGGAATCTGAAATTTTAAAAATTATTGGTAGTGGGTTCTGTGTAATTTTTATTTTGCACACTGCTCCGAATGATGCAGGAATGCAGTTCCCTGTAGGAGACCAAAAAAGAATGCTTCCTATTCTTCTTAACCATAGTGAAATTATTGGTTATGTTTACGGAAATGGAGTTGATCCAGAAACGGGACGTTCTTATCACTCTTCTTTAGGATTGGCAGGAACAAAAGATTATTTTGCTAGGACACGAAACGAATATTTCGATCCTGTGATTGAAGATTTCACCGCTGAGAATTTTGTTCAGGCTTATTATGATGCGGTTAGTAGACAGGAAGAAGCTGAAGGAGTTAATGCGATTTCTGTTAAGGAAAGAGATGAGATGTATGAAGCTCCTAAACGAGATTTTGATGATTTAATGGCAGAAGTGGAAGCTACAGGTAAGGAAGTCGTTAAGAAATATAAATCCAAAGAAAAGATTACCGAAGTAGTAGAAAAAGTTCTGGGAAAAGGAGCTTTAGTATCTAGTTGTACTCCAAGACAGCAGGAAGCAGTGGAAGTTATTTTAGATGAATTAAAGGGACTGTTATAGAAAAATGGCAAGATTGAAAACCTGTCCTTATTGTGGAGAGTCTATTCCAAAAGACTCTCCTAATATTCCTTATAAAGGACGAACATATCACAAAAAATGCTTTGATAAATATACTAAAGAGATTAAACAAAAAAAAGATAAAGAACTTAGTCAAAAAACTAAGAAAGGGCGAAAAGCAAAGCCTAAAGTTGAATTAAAAAATGGGCTTAGTGAAGACGAATACGCAGAAAAGAAAAAGTATTTTGATTATCTTCGTCAATTAACAGATAATAATTTATCGGCAAAAGTTTATGCCTTAACAGAAGATTACATAAAAAAATATAATTTTACATATACTAAGATGTATAAGACTTTATATTATTTAAAAGAAATAAAACAAAAAGATTTGACTGGAGACATTGTGGGAATAATCCCATATTATTATTCAGAAGCTGAAGATTATTATAATGAAGTTGATAAGATTGGGAAAGAAAATGAAAAAATAGATTTATCTAAAATGTATCAAGCAGAAACAATAATTATCCATCCTAATAAGGAACGTACAGGGCATAGACAATCTTTATTTGTTATAGACGATATATTGTAAAAAAAGAGGGGTGTTGAATGGAATTATTAAATTTATATGATACAAGTGCTGCCACTCAGTGTTTGGGTGCGCTTGTAAAACAACCTTCTCTATTAGATGAATACTCTTTTAAACAAGAAGATTTTTTAGAAAAAATACATAGGTTGACTTATAGTGTTATATATAATTTGTATAATACTGGAGTAGAATCAATTGATTACTTTACTTTTGATAGTTATTTAAAGCAATATCCAAAGCAACACAAAGAATTTGAAAAGAATGGTGGAGCTGACTTCTTTTCTTGTTTAATAAATTTATACAACGAATACAATATAACTTATTATTATAATAAATTAAAAAAATTCTCTCTTTTAAGAGATTGGGAAAAACAGGGTGTAGACACCTCGTTAATTTATGACCCTAATGATACGGTTAAGGTGCAAACTTTTGATTCTTATACCGTAGAAGAAATGATTGATATAGTTGAAGAAAGAATAGTGGGGTTTGCTCGAATGGAGTATGCTACAAATTCTGAGCATAAAGGGCAATTAGCGGGAAAAGATTTAAAAAGTCTTAAAGAGTCTTTTAAAGAAGAGCCTGATTATGGAGTGCCTATGCAGTCTCCTATTCTATCTACTATATCAAGGGGATGCCGTTTAAAAAAGTTTTATCTTCGTTCAGGGTCTTCTGGTTCTGGTAAAACAAGATTAGGTATGGCAGATATGGCAAGCATTAGTATTCCTTATTATTACAATTGGAAAAAAGAAGAATGGGAATATACAGGATTCTGCGAACCAGTTTTAATGATTTCCACAGAATTGGAAATTAGTGAAATACAAACAATTCTAGTGGCTTACATATCTGGAGTTAGTGAAGACCATATTCGAGATGGAAAATATAAAAAAAATGAAGAAGAAATTGTTGATCAGGCTATAGAATATATAAGTCAAAGTCCATTCCATATAGAAGAATTACATGATTTTAGTATTGCAGAAGTTGAGCAATTAATTAAAAGGTATCGAAGAGAAAAATCAGTTTATTATTTCTTTTTTGATTATATACATATGTCTAACAAATTAATTATGGAAATCTCTAATATGAGTAAAGGGATGAAACTAAGAGAAGACCAAATACTCTTTTTATTTTCCGATTCGTTAAAAAATTTATGTAATAAGTTAGATGTATTTATTTTATCTAGTACACAGTTAAACGGGTCTTATAAAGATTCAGCGGAAAAAGATGAGACAATGTTGAGGGGAGCAAAAAATTTAGCTGATAGAATTGATTTGGGAGAAATATCATTACCACCTTCTCCTTCTGAATCAAAAATGCTAGAAAAAATAACCCAAAAAATAATGGGATGTCCACCAATCAATTTAATTCGTCATGTGTATAAATTAAGAGGTGGTAAATGGAGCAAGATTAAAATATGCCAATATGCTAATTTAGGTACTGCTAGAACAGAAGATGTCTTTGTATTAAATAAAGATAATAAAGTAATTGATATACCTGTAATCAATTTACAGAGCGTTAATAAGGAGCATTCTGAATTAGTGGAAAATATTATAAAAGATAACTCAGTTAATATAAAAGAGATGCCAGATAATTTAGATGTAAACGAATCTGAAGATGATGATGTTTTTGATTGGTAAAGGAGGAGGCAAGAAATGTATATAGATAGAAATGCATTATTGTCTTCTCTTACTGACGAAGATATTAAAAAAATATGCATTGAATTAGGGAGTCCTACTTTTAAAAAGAGTGGAGAGACATTATGTTTTAATACTTGCATCTGTCATGGTGGTGACAGTCCATATAAATTAATTTATTACCCTAAACCATCTTATGAATACCAAGCTAGAAAATATGGAATGTTTAAGTGTTTTACTTGTAATGATTCTTTCGATATCATAGAATTAGTTATCAGAGCTTTTAAATTAAAAGGAAAAACTATGACATGGTACAAGGCTTTGAATTGGGTTGCGAGATTCGTAGGAAAGCTTGAAATGGTTTCTATTGAGCAACCCGACTTAGAAAGTATTCGGTCACATGACCAGTTAGCCTGGATGCAAAAAGTACTACAGGTGCAAAATAAAAAAAGTGTTGCTATCCCAAGATTAAATGAAATTAATGAAAATATTTTGGAAATATTTGATTATACTCCTCACGAAATATGGTTAAAAGAGCATATTACGAGAGAATCTTTGGGACGTTTTGAGATAGGATACTGGGGAGAAAATAATGCCATTACAATACCACATAGAGATATGACTGGGCGATTAATTGGTTTACGTCTGCGATATTTAGACGCAGAAGATATTCAAAATATAGGAAAATATGTTCCAGCGATAATTGAAGGAGAAGTTCTATCTCATTCATTGGGAAGTAATTTATATGGGTTACACGTTGTAAAAGACAAAATCATTCAAAGTAAAAAAATAATGCTCGTTGAAGGAGAGAAGAGTTGTTTACAAGCTTATTCATATTTTGGAGAAGACTCTTTTTGTGTAGCTACTTGTGGCAGCAATATTACCAGAACACAAATTAAAATAATGCTGCAAGAATTAAAAGTCAGTGAGGTTATTGTTGGGTTTGATAAAGAATATAGAGACCCTAATAGTTTTGAAGCCGAATTATATTATCAAAAATTACTTAAAAAAGTAGAACCTCTGGTTCCGTTTGTTAATGTTAGTTTAGTTCTTGACACCGAGAATAAATTAGACTACAAAGACTCTCCTACTGATAAAGGGAGAGATGTTTTGATGGAATTAATGGATAATAAAATTAGAGTTACAATAGATGATATAGCAAAAATGAAAGAAGGTATACATGAATAGTATATTGCAACCATATATAAGAAAAGTGACAGAAGAGGATAGGAAAAAATTACCTACTTTTTCATATTCAAAGTTAGAGGTATTTAAGAATTGTCCTTATCAGTATGATATTAAATACAATAAAAAATTAAGAACGATGGACACTTCTTTAGCCTTGGAAATTGGTACATTATGTCACTTTGTTTTAGAAACTAAAGGAAAAATGCTTTTGCAAAACAATGTAAATTATGATATACTTAACGAAATTATACATAACGGGTACAACAACATAAATGGATTAGACGTTATTAAGGATAAATATTGGGAAGAATTCTATTTACCAGATAATAAATCTGGAATGACTTACGAAGAAAAATTTCATGTCTTTGATAATATCTTAAAAACAGAAATGGAAGATACAGATTGGAAGCCTTATCTTTTTGAACATGATTTTGAATTTGTATGGGATAATAGATGTATTTTCCATGGGTTTATAGATAGAGTGGATAAACGGGATGGGCAGTTTAAAGTAGTTGATTATAAAACTTCTAAAAAATCTTATGACCAAAGCAAGCTGGCTACTTCTTTACAGTTTGGTATTTATAACTTAGCTATTTTAAACGAATTTGGAGTGTTGCCAGTTGAAAACGAATACCGTTTTATTTTAATTGATGAAAGACAATATGCTTTAACTAAAGGCTGGGAGAAAAGACTTGTCAAAGCTTTGACTAAAATTTTAGATGGCATTGATAAAAATCAATCAATAAATGTGTGGAGTCCATCTCCAACTCCATTATGCTATTGGTGTAGTTATTGTACACAAAATCCTAATGCGTCTATCTATAAAGACGAATGTATGTATTATTCTCTTTGGACTCCTACCAACAAAACTTTTAAAAAGAATGCAGAGTTTAATGCTTTAAAAGAAGTAAAGACTGAAAGAAAACTGATATTTTAAAGGAGAGAAATATGTTTTTCGGTATACATAACCATACTGCGGCAGGAAGTAATTTAAGGCTCAGAGATTCTATTAATAGGGTCTCTGAGTTAATAGATTATTATTATGAATTGGGGCATAAAGGATTAGTCATTACAGAGCATGAATCTATCTCTTCTCATCTGGATGCTTTAAATTATTATAAAGAGATGAAAGATAGGTGTGGGGATTTTAAAGTGGCATTAGGCAACGAAATATACTTATGTCCTTCTTATGTTACCGCAGAAAATATTGGCAATAATATTTATCCTCATTTTATTTTAATTGCTCTAGATGAATTGGGGCATAAGGGTATACGGGAATTAAGCACTTTGGCTTGGACAAAAAATGCTTTTATGCATGTAATGTATAGAGTGCCTACATATTACTCAGATTTAGAAGATATGTTAAAAACTTATAAAGGGCATATTATTGGAAGCAGTGCTTGTTTGGGTTCTATGATAGATAGAAAATTGCTTGAATTTCGTGATACGGGTAATTTTAAAATTATTCAAGAATGTAAGCAATGGATAAATGCCATGAACACCGTGTTTGGTAAGGGGTATTTCTTTTTAGAGTTGCAGCCTTCTTATCAATCAGACCAAATATTTGTTAATAAATATTTAATTAAATTATCTAAAGAAACTAACACTCCTTATATTATTTCTACTGATGCTCATTATTTGAAAAAAGAAGATAGATTTATTCATAAAGCATATCTAAATTCTCAAGATGGAGATAGAGAAGTGGATGAATTTTATGAAGCGACCTATGTTATGTCCGAAAAAGAGATACATGAATATATGAATGAATCTTTAGGAGAAGAAGCCGTTCAACTAGGTATTGATAATACTATGCTAATCTATAATAAAATTAAAGATTATGATTTAAACAAAGACTTAGAGATTCCGTATATTCCTTTAAAAGAAATTTTACCCAATAAAATTCTATATAATAAATATTTTCGCAAAATTCCTTTATTAAAAGATTTTTTCTATTCTGATTATCCTAGTGATAGACACATGATTACTAAAATGTTAGAAGCAATTGACAAAGATGTTTATTATCAAAGTCCTGAAGCGTATGAAAAAATTAATGAATGCCTATCTTATATCTTACAATCCTCTGAAAAAAATAAAGTCAGATGGTCAGCTTATCTGATGCAAGTGGCTGATTATATTGATATTGCCTGGGCAACAGGTTCGTTAGTTGGAGCAGGTAGAGGGTCAGGGGTAGGTTTTTGTTTATTAAATATTTTAGGTATAACACAGATAAATCCTTTAAGAGAAAAAACTGCAACTTTTCCTTGGAGATTTTTAAATCCTGAACGTGCTTCTGTATTGGATATTGATATAGATATTATGTCTTGCATGAGAGACAAGGTCATTCAATCAATGAAAGATATTTATGGAGAAGATAGAGTTTGCAAAGTAATGACATTATCCACTGAGACAAGTAAAGCCGCTATTTTAACGGCAGCCAGAGGATTGGGCATTGATAATGATATTGCTTCTTATATCGCATCTTTAGTTATATTTGATAGAGGTCAGCCAAGGTCATTACATACTATGTATTATGGTGATACGGAACATCCTGCATCAGCAGAGTTTAAAAGAGAAATCGATAAATATCCTGAATTATGGAGAGTAGCTCAAAAAATAGAAGGGCTTGTAAGTAATGTTGGAAGTCATGCTGGAGGAGTAATTATAGTTGATAAACCTATTACCGAGTCTGCGGCTTTAATGCGAACGAAAGCAGGAGATGTGATTACTCAATTTGATTTGCATGACTGTGAAAAAGTGAGTCTCATCAAGATTGATCTATTATGTATCGATGCATTGGATAAGATTTATGAAACATTGATGCTTCTACTAGAAGATAATAAAATAACATGGCAAGGAACTTTAAAGGATACTTATGAAAAATACCTTGGTGTGTATACATTAGAGCGAGATGCTGAAGAGATGTGGAAGTTATTGTGGAATCATAAAGTGATTTCGCTATTTCAGATGGAAAAGGATAGTGGCAAGCAAGCCCTTGCCTTAACTCATCCCAAATCAGTTGATGATTTGGCGGTTATTAATTCGGTTATTCGATTAATGGCTCAAGAAAAAGGGGCTGAGGCTCCCCTTAGTAAATTTGCTAGATTTAAGTCAAATATCCAATTATGGTATCAAGAGATGGATGAAGCAGGATTAACTAAAGAAGAACAAAAAATATTGGAACCAGTATTAAAAACTTCTTACGGGATTTGCGAATCACAGGAAAAATTTATGCAATTAGTTCAGCTGTCAGAATGCGGCGGTTTCAACTTATCATGGGCAGATAGATTGCGTAAAGCAGTAGCGAAAAAATCTCCTAAAGATTACGATGTTTTAACGAAAGAATATTTTAAAGCAACGGAAGAAAAAGGGTGTAGCAAAAATTTATGTAATTATGTTTGGAACACTTTAATTGCTATGTCTAGAGGCTATTCATTTAACTCATCTCATACCCTCTCTTATTCAATTATAGGTCTTCAGGAATTAAATCTTTGTTATAAATATAATCCTATTTATTGGCAAACTGCCAATCTTGTAGTTGATTCGGGGTCATTGGATGAAGAGTCTAATGATAGTACTAATTATGGTAAGATGGGTATAGCTATAGCAAATATTCAGCATGAAAATGTTAATATCGCCTTACCTACTATCAATGAAGCCAGCTTTGGTTTTAAGCCAGACGCAGATAATAACCAAATTGTGTTTGGGTTAAAGGGTATCAATGGCATTAATACAAATGTCTCTCAGGCAATTATGGAAAACCGTCCCTTCTATTCATTTGAAGATTTTTGTGAAAGAATGATTGATACAGGAACAATTAAAAATTCACAGATGATTAAGTTAATTAAAGGCGGCTGTTTTACAAAAATTGATAACAAAGATATCGAAAAAACAATGGAGAAATATCTTAAAAAATATGTGGTTACTTTTTGCTCCAAATTAACTTTGGCTCAATTAAAGCGTATGGAAGCAATGGATGTTATTCCTCAAAAATGGCAAAAAGATTTAACGCTTATTTCTTTTAGAAAATATATTAAGAATAGCGATGCTTATGAATTATATATCGATCCTAATAAAAATAAAATCCCTAAAAGGGGATATCATGATAGGAAAATATTATTGAGTGATAAAGCAACAAGTTTTTTTAAAGAAAATTTTAGCGAAGAATCTATTGTAGATGTTATCAATGGGCAATATGTTATTTTTGAAAGCTTACTTGTTAAAGAAGTTGACAAAAAAATAATCCCCTTTAAAGAATGGATGGAGTCTAACGAAGCATTAGACCAATATAACAATGCTTTATTTAAAGAAGCATGGAATAAGTATGCTGAAGGAACTGTTGAACATTGGTCAATGGAAGCTTTGTGTTATTATAATGATAAGCATGAATTAGAGGATATTAACGAGGAATTATATGGTGTTGTTAATTACTTTGAATTACCCAGGCAACCTGAAGCATACGACTATTATAATTTTTATGTGAACGGGGAGAAAAAAGAAAGACCCAAATATGTTATTTCTCGAATCATCGGAACCGTTCTTAACACTGATAATCCCCATCATAGCGTAGCTTTGTTAACGAAATATGGTGTAGTCAATGTTAAGTTTAACAAAGGAAGATTCGCATATTATAATAAACGAATTTCTACCAAACAACAAGAAGAAAAGAAAAAAACAGTTTTAGAAGAAAGTTGGTTTAAAAGGGGGAATCTTATTGCCGTTTGCGGAATTCGACGAGATGACCAATTTTATTCCATGATTTACAAAGATACTGTGTACAAACATACAGTGAATTTAATAAAAGAGATTAAACCAGATGGGACTTTATTATTACAATCTGAGAGGGTTAAAGTATGAGCGATTTAAGAATGGAATGCGTAATAAAAACAATACGGTATTTTAAAGATAATTTTGGAATAATTCTAGTTTCTCCTACAAAAATAATAGCAGGAGAGCCACAGGTGATTAGAGATGGGAGTGTAGTTTTAAAAGGAGAAATGCCAAGACCTATTGTTGATAAGGCTATTTGTATAAATGCTGATTATACCCCCGACCCTAAATGGGGGAATCAGTATACACTTATCTCTTCTTACCCTTTACTATCTTTATCTGAGGACAAAGATAGTAAGTATAAATTTTTATCTGCTTTATATACAGAGGGGCAAGTTGAAAGTATGTATGATACTTTTGATGACCCTTTTGATTTATTGGATAAAAGAGATGTAGATAATCTTGTTCAAATAAAAGGATGCGGAGTAAAAACGGCGATTCATTGGATTAACAAGTTTCATGAACACAAAGATATGATTGTTATTTTTACAAAGCTGGAAAAATATGATTTAACAAATAATATGGTTAATCGCTTGATGGAAAGATATAATAATCCTGAGTTAGTGGTAGAAAAAGTGACAGAGAATCCATATATTCTTTGTACAGAAGTAAAGGGAATAGGATGGGATAGAGCGGACCAATTAGCGAAGAAAGGGGGGATAAAAGAAGATGATCCTAAGCGTATTGGGGCTTATATTGTTTATTATCTTGGTCGTAGAGGTGAAGAAGGATGTTCGTGGATAACGACTGATGAATTACTAGGAGCCATCTTGGATACATTGGGAGAAGATATTCCCGATGAAAAAATAACTGAAGCGTTACGACAAAACAATCATCGATTATGGGTAAGTGAAGATAAGACTTGTATAGGTTTAAAAAAATATTATAATGTTGAAAATAAAATTGCCAAAGAGTTAATTAGATTAAGAGATGCACAATCTTTTATTACTATTCCTGAAGATTGGAAACAGGCAATATCTAAGATTGAAATGAAACAAGGATGGAATTACAATGAGGAACAGATGGAAGGAATTCAACGCATTCTTAATGCCAATGTAATTCTCATTCAAGGTATGGCAGGTACTGGTAAAACTTCTATTGTAAATGCTATTATTTCTGTATTAGGGCAAAACTATTCATATGTTCAATGCGCTTTATCTGGAAGAGCAGCTGCAAGAATGGCAGAAGTAACAGGAAAAGAAGGATTTACTATTCATCGACTCCTTGGATATCCAAAAGGTGAAAAAGAAAAGGGTGGATTCGAATATCATGATGAAAATCAGTTGCCTTATAATATTTATATTCTTGATGAAATCTCTATGGTTGACGGAGCATTGTTTTACAATCTTTTGAGAGCAATTCCTGACGGGTCTAAACTTATTTGTTTAGGAGACCATGGTCAGTTAGAAAGTATTGGTAGTTGTAATATTGCTCATGATATGATGATGAGTCCTGAAATTGATACCGTAACTTTGACTCAAATTCATCGTCAAGCACAGAAAAGTGCTATCATCACTCAATCAATTGCAATTAGAAGAGGGCATCAAATTATTGGTAAAGATTGGGCGGGAGAAGAGATTCAGGGAGAACTTAAAGACTTAAAGCTTACCTGTTACTCAGATGTTAATAAAACATATTATGAAATAATGGCTTCATTCACTCGTGAAATGGCACGCCAAGATTTTGATATTATGGAAACTCAAGTTATTTTTCCTAGAAAATCCTCTGCTCCTGCATCTACCTTTGAATTAAATAATGCTATTCAAGATTTGTACAATCCTAGAAAAGCTCATAAAGAAGAAAGAGTTATCCATTCTGAGAACAGAACCTACATTCTCAGAGAAGGGGACAAAGTAATGAATGTAAATAATAATTATCAGGTTAACCCAGTTATTTATAATGGTAACATTGGCATAATTCAAGAATTCTATTATAGAGATGACGAGGAATATATGAGAATAGATTTTGTTGGAATTGGAATAGTAAGTTTACCAAGAAAATATTGGGGAAGTATTGAATTAGGATACGCAATTACTTGTCATAAATTTCAAGGTAGTCAAGCAGATGTAATAATTTTTGGTCTAGACTTTACTGCATACAATTTATTAACACGAGAAATGGTGTATACAGGAATAACTAGGGCAAAGAATAGATGTCATTTGATTGCTCAAAATAGTGCATTAAGATATGCGACTGCTCAAGAAGGAGTTAGCAAAAAACAAACGCACTTAGTGAATTGTTTGTACGATATCGCTAACCCTCAATTAATATTTTAGTTATTTGACTAAATTATATACAAATGATATAATAGTAACTGAACAATTGACATATAAAAGGAGGAACAATGAAAAGAAAAATACTTATATTTTTACTAATTCTATTCGCCACATCAAATTATGTCATGCCCCTACAGGGGGCTACAATTAACACCACTAATAAATTGATATTAAATAGTGCTAAACAGACTTACTTTGATTCGATTGCAAAACAATTTAAAAAAAGAGTCACGCTATATAAAAAAAGAAAGCCCAGAAAGCATGACGGATATGCAAACACGACTCTTAATATTAGGGCATCGCCGAAAAAGAATGGTAAAATAAAAGGCGTTTTGTATTATGGAGACCATGTAGAGTATATATGTTTGGGCGATGGATGGTTAAAAATAGGGAAGAACAAATATGTTAAAGGAGAGTATATTTCTGATAATAAACCTAAGTATACAGTGCATGATATCCCAGAATATAGTGGAATGAAATCTTTTATGGATTATCGCAAAATTACAGATACGTCATCGCCTCAGTACAAGTTACAACAATATGCTTATACTGGCAATTATGGAATACGAGAAATAGATGGTAGATATTGCGTAGCAGTTGGTCATTTAATTACTACTGAAATCGGAACATATTTAGATTTAATATTAGAAAATGGCACTGTTATTCCATGCGTTTTATCAGACCAAAAAAATCCAGAGCATACTGACGGAATTTTTACATTGCATTCTGATTGTGCATCAGAATTTATCGTGGAAGATGAAACATTAAATTATAAAGCGTCTGTATTTGGAGATATCAGTAAGTGTAATTCCAATTGGGACAGCCCAGTTGTTCAAATAAAAGTTTATGACAAAAGAAGTGGGGAATAAAAAATGAGGGCGAAAATTAATACAACAATAGAGTTCGATTTCTCATGTGAAAATAAAGATATTGATGAACGCTTCTTGAGAAAGAGTAGTGCTGAATATGCTCAAATGTTAAAAGAGGAGTTAGATTCGTATCTTAGAGAAGAAATAACAGATGACGATTTAAAAATCGTTAATATAAAAACTGAAATTGAATATATAGAAGATATACCAAAGGAGAGCAAATGATTGTTTTAGTAGGAAAAACCTGTAGTGGGAAAAATGCCTTAAAAAAAGTATTAACAGAAAAATATGATTTTGAATCAGTTGTAACGGTAACATCACGACCACCTAGAGTTGGGGAAGTCGATGGTAAAGATTATTATTTTGTAACAAAAGATGAATTTTTAAAATTAATTAACATGGGAATTTTTGCAGAGTATACCTCATATCAGGTCGCAAATGGTGATACATGGTATTATGGTTCTTTGTTAAAAGATTATAAAGAAAACAGTGTAATTATTCTTAACCCTTCAGGTCTTCGTCAAATTAAAGAGCAGGGTATTCCGCATGATAGTTTTTATATTTATGCTAACGAGGAGGTTATTCGTGAGAGGGCAAACCTTCGTGGGGATGATAAGAAAGAATTATTAAGAAGACTTGAAGCAGACAAAAAAGACTTTGAAGAGCTTGAAAAAGAGGTTGATTTTTTCTTGGTTAACAATGATAGGGTAGCCTTACATACTAACGCCGAATTAATTTGGAGGTATAAAAATGTGGAAAATTAATCTTGATAGCACAGACAAATGCGAACAATTATGCCACTTATGCAATTTGTATAAAGAGTATCTCGATGTGAATCTTATTCACGGCAGTTTGTTTATGGATGGTGCTTCCTTAATGGCAGTGCTTGCCCTTTGTTTTAAGAAGGGTGTAATTATTGATATTCGATGTCACGATGAAAGTGTACTAGAAGATTTCTACGATGGTATCTCAGCAATTGGAGCTTATTGGAGACATAAAAAAGGAGAGTAAAATGAACTTTAAATTTAACAGAAGAAAAATCAAATATGTGGTAAAGCCAGAAGAAAAAATGGTAATTGGTTGGATTGATATGTGTGACGAATTTAAAAACATTACATCAATGTCTTGGGAAATGCAACAGTTGTTCCCAAGGTTTGGTTATATGATGTTCCCTTTGGGTGTTGAAGATATTTTTGAGCAGGAAGACCGTGTTCTTAAAGCAGTGTCAAGATGTGATGACAGAGATGAATTTGATGAGAAAATTGGTAAAAAAATTGTAGCTGACGTTCTTGAGAAAAAGTATCACATTCTTATGATGAAAAAATTCAAGCAGGTAGAAAGAAGACTTTTAGACATGGTTAAAGGTACTTATGTGCTTGGTATGATGCACAATGAGAGATTAAACGAGTTACAGGCAAGAATTGATAAGTATAATGAGGAGTGATGCAAATGGTTATTCTTTATAGTACGCATTGCCCAAAATGTCAGGTTTTGGAAAAAAAGTTAGACCAAAAAAATATTAAATATGACATTATAGACGATGAGGAATTAATGATAAATAAAGGATTTATAAATGTTCCTATTTTAGAAGTAGGCAGGGAAAAATTAAATTTTAAAGAGGCAGTAGATTGGGTAGCAAGACAGGAGTAGTGAACTAGATGAAAATTAATATTCGTTTAATAAAAAATTTTGTGTCTCAATACAATAAATTACAGACAGAGTTTGGCACAGAAATTGCAAGGTTAAATGGTTTTGACGATGGTCAACTGAGTTATACAGATTTTATAGATAACTTTATTGACGAGGATACTGTTGCAGATGCAAGTATTGATGGAAATTCTAATGTAAGTCATAAAGATATTGTTACCCTTGAACGAGAAATGCCCAAGCCACATTCTAAGCTTCTTGCTTTTAATAAAATTTATTATGAGATATCTAAAAAATTTGGATTCAAAATTGCAAATGATTGGTTAAGATATGAGTGGGTCGGATATCTGTATATGCATGATGCCCCGTCTAGCACTTTTCGGTCATATTGTTTTGCTTATGATTTGAAAGATTTGGCTGAGAAAGGATTGTATTTTATTGAAGGGCAAAATCCAGAACCAGCAAAACATCTTACTACTTTCGTAGATTTTGTGAAAGAGTATGTTAGTTTTGCTTGTAATAGGACTTCAGGAGCCGTAGGACTGCCTAATATTATTCCTTATATGTATTATTTTTGGAAAAAAGACGTAGATAGCGATTATCTTGGTATTAAAAGTTCTCACAATGAAAAATATTATGCTAAACAAAATTTTCAAAGATTTATTTATGCGGTAAATCAGCCATATGTAAGAGATGGGTCTCAAAGTGCTTTTACAAATACATCTGTTTTTGACCATGAATATTTTGAAGCGTTATTTGGTGGAGCAGAATTCCCCGATGGCACTTTTATGATTGATTATGAGGAAGATATCATCGAATTTCAAAAATGGTATATGGAAGTTATGTCGGATATTAGAAGCTCTAATATGTTTACATTTCCTGTCAGTACAATTTCCTTATTAAGAAAGGATGGGGAGTTTGTTGATAAAGACTTTGCGGAGTGGGCAATTAAACATAATATGAAATGGTCGGATAGTAATCTTTTCATTGATAGTACTGTGAATTCTTTAAGTAATTGTTGCCGATTAAAAAGTAATATCGAAGATTTAGGATATTTTAATTCAATTGGAGGTACCGCTTTAAAAGTTGGGTCTGTTAAAGTAAATACAATTAATCTTGCAAGGATCGCTCTTGATTCTAAAAACGAAGAAGAATATTTAGATAATTTACAGTACCGCACTTATGTATGCCTGTGTGCGTTAGATGCCGTAAGACATATTATTAAAAGGAATGTAGAAAAAGGTATTCTGCCTAATTTTACATATGGTTTAATTGATTTTGAGCATCTTTATAATACTATTGGTTTTATTGGCATCTATGAAACTATGAAAAATTTTAGGTATACAAAATTAGATGATTTTGGCAATACATATTACACAGAAAACGCATCTAAATTTGGAAAAAGAATATTTGAAACCATGAGAAAAGTTGCAGATGATTTTATCAAAGAATACAAATGTGATTATCAAATTAACACAGAACAAATTCCTGGAGAATCAGCCGCTGCAAAATTAATGAAAAAGGATAAATTTTTCTATCCCAAAACTGGAGTATATGATTTGCCATTATATGGTAATCAATTTATCCCATTAGGAATTAAAACGACTTTACAAGAAAGGGTTCGTATCGCTTCAGAATTTGATAGTTTCTGTAATGGTGGCTCTATTCTTCATGCAAATATTGATGCTCCTTTTGATTCTTTCGAAAAAGCGTGGAATATGGTTGAATATATTGCAGAGCAAGGAGTAACATATTTTGCCTTTAATACTAAAATATCTGCTTGCGAAAATAATCATGCTTTTTATGGAGATGTTTGTCCAATTTGTGGTAAGTCAGTAGCAACGGAATACACAAGAATTGTTGGATTTTATACTCCCATTAAAACATGGTCAGAAGAACGAACTGAAGAATATCACCTTAGAGAATGGGAAAAAGTAAATGGAGAGATTCTAGATGCCTAATTTACATCTCTTAGGAATTATTGACGAGGATTTTATTAATTATAAAGTCCCATCAATGGTTCTTGAGTTTCCAATATGTGATTTTAAATGTAATAAAGAAGCTGGGGAAATTGTTTGCCAAAATATGAATTCCGCAAAAGATAAGTGGGTAAAAATTGATGTCATGTCGTTATGTAATAGATATATTAATAATCCTATTTCAAAAGCTATTGTTTGTCAAGGGTTTGAACCTATGGATAGTTTTTTTGAGTTGAAGGAATTTATTAAATGGATAAGACGAAGATGTAATGACGATATCGTTATTTATACAGGATATAATAAAAATGAAATTTTGGATGAAATACATATATTAGAGAACTATTCGAATATAATTGTTAAATATGGAAGGTATGTTCCAAATCAAAATCCACATTTTGATGAAATACTTGGAGTCAGTTTAGCATCAGACAATCAATATGCGGAAAGGATTAGTTAACATGAAAATTAGAATATCAAATGATAAAGAATTAGTGCGAGACATACAGAAGAGATTAAAAGAAAATAATGGATATTGCCCATGTAAACTTTTAAAAAATGAAGATACTAAATGCATGTGTAAAGAATTTCGTGAACAACCATCTGGCGAATGTCATTGCGGATTGTATATAAAAATTGAGGAGTAACACATGAGTAAATACTTATATAACAAATTCTTTGGCAAATATCGTATTTTAGTTCCAATTGACCAAAACACTAACGACTTTCCTCGCAGTGTTGATGGGGATATAGAGACAGAGGATTTCTATATCCCCTGTAAATACGGAGAGATATCTCATTATGGCAGAAACATATTACAAGCATATGTTTTTTCAGGAGGCAAATATAAGAGTCTCGAAAAACGTATGTGGGAAGAAGGAGTTGTTCCAGTCAAAGTACAAGAGGGGCAGAATGAAGCGACGGTCTTTTTTAATGTAAAAGATATGGAATTCTTTGCATCAGAATTAAAAGCAAAAACAATGGGTAAAAATATTCGACCTTTCAGCTCTAAGAATCTTCCTAAATCTGATTATGTAATACCAGAAGAAGATTTAGCGAAATACAAAGAGGCAATTACCAATATATCAAAAGATGACCTTGTTAAAATTCATAGGATTCAAGAAGAGTTCTGCAAAAAAGTATTATCTAAAAAATTGAAAATCAAAGATATCTTTAAAGATATGAAGAAAGAAAAGATGTATAGGCAGAAGAAAGAATATATTCATAGCAAAGGCTATTGGAATGAATTTATAGCTTATCTTTCCAAAACTTTACAAACAAGCTTAAAGGAGTAATCAAATGAAAAAAATAGTTTTCACTTTAGAGGCTGAAAATTTTGATGATTTTGAAGGAATCGAACTGAATTTTAGAAACAAAGATAAATATGATTATACTACACATTCAACATTTGACGAAAATGGAAACCCTGTTCGCATGGTTAGTGAGTATACATATAAAGAAGAAAACAAAGGAGAGTAACATATGCAGATTTTAAAATTCAAAACAAATCCAAAAGTAACAAGAGAGCAGTTAACAAATTATAGTTTTAAACCATTCGCAGATAAATATCGCTACGAAAAAGACTTATATGATAACTTAATTAAATTAGTAGTTGAGTATGCCTACGAAGAAACACCAGTTTTAAATTATAATGTAACTAATTCAGCAGGAGATACTTACTTACCATTCTCTACACAGGAATTTGAGAATAATGTAGTTGCCAAAGAAGTAATCAATCTTTTTAACCATACAATGAAAGACATGGTTAAGGCAGGAATAATTCTTGATGATTACGAAAAGAAAGACGGCAAAGGTATTAAGATTAAATATCACGCTGATATCGACAAGATTGAGCAGAAAGATGGTGGGGATTGGATTGACCTTCGTTCAGCAGAAGATGTGGACTTGAAAAAGGGTGAACATAGGTTAATTCATCTTGGAGTATCGATGAGATTACCCAAAGGATATGAAGCGATTATTGCTCCTAGAAGTAGTTCTTTTAAGAATTACGGGATTCTAATGACAAATTCCGTTGGCGTAGTGGATAATTCTTATTGCGGAGATGACGATGAATGGTTGATGTCTGTATATGCTACCAGAGATACTAGCATTAAAAAGAATGATAGAATCTGTCAGTTTAGAATCATTAAGAATCAGCCGAAAGTTTATTTTGATGAAGTAAATACTTTAAACAGAAAATCTAGAGGTGGATTTGGAAGTACGGGTGTTCAGTAATGGATTTAGCTTTAAAAATTATTGAGATTCTTGAAGGTGAAAAAGAGAGGTACTTTGAAGCGTACCTCTCGTATCCCTCAGAAGAAAACAGATGTTCCTATTATGCTATAAGAGCGGTAATTGAAAAAGTAAGAGAGGAATTATTAAAATGAGATACTACATTTCAGATTTGCACTTTTTCCACGAAGGCATATTGAATAGAATGGATAATCGTGGTTTTGAGTCTGTTGAAGATATGCACGATTATATGATTAAGCAGTGGAACTCTAGGGTGAGGGCTGGAGATGAAGTGGTTATTCTTGGAGATTTTTCATTTGGGGGGACCAAGGAAACAATGGATATTCTTCAGCAATTAAAAGGTAAGAAATTCTTGATTACTGGTAATCATGATAAATGGTTAAAAAAATATGATAATGAAAAACAACATTATCTTAATTGGATAAAACCTTATGCGGAATTAAATGATAACAGAAGAAAAGTTATTTTATGTCATTATCCTGTGTTCTGTTATAATGGACAATTCAAAAAAAATGACAATGGTGAATATACCACTTGGATGCTTCATGGACATATTCATGTGAGTGATGATGTTTATCTTGTTGAAAAATATAAAGAAATCACAAAACAGCAGACAAGAACACAATATCACGGAGAAGTTATTAATACGCCTATTCAAATGATTAATTGTTTCTGTATGTTTAGTGATTATGTTCCTCTTACTCTGGACGAATGGATTGAGAAAGAAATAAATGGTGAATGTAAAGCAGTAAATAAAAATTGGGCAAAAGGATGATGCTAGATGTTATCAACTGAGGAATTATTGAATCTGCTTAGTTTATGTGATAAAATAGATATAAGTCGCATACAAGAACAAGTAGAGGATATGAAGAAAGATGACTATTTAAAAAAGCATCCATTTAAAATATCTCAAGGAAAGGATGGTAAGTGGAGAACCTATCTACCCAAAGATGATGGTGGTAGAAGACAGGTTAAGAAAACTCATAAAAAAGATATAGAAAAAGCGGTAGCTGATTATTGGAGAGACCAAGAAGAAAACCCAACCATAGAAGAACTATTCAATGAGTGGAATAATAAAAGATATAATAGAGGTAAGATATGTGGTGCTACTTATAATAAGTATAAAACCACTTATAGAAGACACTATAAAGAGTTTGGAAAAACTAAAATTAGAAATCTAACCACTGAAAAAGCCTTAGATTTTCTTGAAAGCGAATTAGGTGAAAAACACTTATCTTCTAAAGGTTTTTATGCAATGAAATCAATTTTGACTGGTGTATTAAAAACCGCTAAAAGAAAGAAATTGACAGATATTATTATCCATGATTTATATGAGCAACTTGATGTCACAGACCGTGATTTCAAAGTTACTTTTAAAGAAGATTATGAGGAAGTTTTCAGTGAGAAAGAAGTCAGTGAAATTCTGCAATATCTTTTAAATAATCTTGATACTCACAATATGGGGATTCTATTAATGTTCTTGACAGGAATTAGAGTTGGAGAATTATCTGCATTGAAGCCTTGTGATATTGGAGAAGGGTCAATAAAAATAAGAAGAACTGAGAGCAGAGATGTTGATGAAAATGGTAATCTATATACTATGGTAAAAGACTTTCCAAAAACTAAAGCTGGATTTAGAGAGATAGCTGTGCCAGAAGGTTGGGAATGGTTTCTCAAAAAATTAAAAACATTAAATCCGTTTGGCGAATATCTTTTTACGCAATCTTGGGGAAAAAGAATCATGGCTCGTTCTTTTAGGAGAAGGTTACATGATATTTGTAAAGAGTTAAAAATATATCCCAAAACTCCACATAAAATTCGAAAAACTTATGCTACTATTTTGATGGATGCTGGACTTGATAAGCAATTTATTTTAAATCAGATGGGACACAGTTCCATTACTTTAACTGAAAATGCCTATCACAGAAACAGGAAAACAATGGATAAAAAGAGGAAAATATTGGGTGAAATTACAGAATTTCAACCAAATGAGGTAATCAAAAGTAACATAGGTAATGCGTGAAATATCCACTGTTTATGCGGATTTTCGCCATTTCCACAATTGTTCGATTCTCTCATCCCCTGTGCCTATAGCATCTTTGAAAACCTTTGTTTATAGGGTTTTCAAAGATGCTTGTAACCCAATAAAAAACTAGAAGTAATCAAGAAAGTAATCAAATCTCAGTTGATAACAAGAAAGGAATAACGTATGCGACTAAAAAAGGGAGTAAGTCAATTAAGACTTACTCCCTTAAATTTATTCATTTGTTCTATTCTTTTAATTACGTTTGTGGTTCTTCCTGCATTTTAGAAGCGTAGGTAGACCAATTAGTTGCAGTTTTATATGCATCTAAAATAGAATGGTCTTCAGAGTATGGAACATAAAATATACAATCAGATGGTATACCAGTAAAAGCGTTTGTATTTGCTAAAGTAGGAGGAGTTGTTGGTAATAAATGCAACTCCCGTAAAGCGTAGCATTGATAGAAAACTTCCGTTCCAATACTGGTAACTGTACTTGGAATTACCAATTTAGCTAAAGCGTTTGACCTATAAAACATACTATTAGGAATTGCCGTACATTCTTTTGGAATATAGAATTCAGCTAGTGAATATGTTTGTCTGAGCATATTAACTGGGAATGTTTTTAATGACTTCGGAGTAGATATTCTTATCATTGAATAAGTTTGTTGAAAACAATAATCTCCCACTGATGTCATAGTATTTGGTATAACTAACGCTAATAAAGCTGGGTTACTCGAAGCTCCTCTCATAGATATCCCAGTAACCCCTTGGGGAATAGTTATTGTTTTTAAAGTTTGCATACCAGCTACGTTATCCATATTATTACCTAAGCGAGTAAAACCATTCCCAAAATAAATGGAATGTATATATGTTCTACATGCGCTACCTATGGCATCAGTTTGAGACCCTATGAGTCCACTGCCAGTTGAAGTATTCCAGCTAATTTGACCATTTGCGACTTCTATAATTATTTCGTATTTTCCTGAGCTTTGATATGTGTGTACATGGTCACTAAGAACCGTACTAGAAATTGTTTCTACAATTCCATCTCCCCAATCAATATTAATTCCGTTGGCTACACTTTGCCCAAATCGTAATCGCATTGTTCTTCTAGAATGATAAGGAATCGATATATGAATATGAGTATTCCCATCGTCAGGAATATACATTTGTCCTATCAATAACCCTTTACTAATAGCAACCTGTTCTTTTGCATCTTCTAATGACCAATTCCAACCTTGAGATGTTAAGCCCTTGTTTGTTGGGTTAGGTGGTAGAGATTCTAATTCCATGAATTCTTCGATTGTATAGCTATATAATAATCTACCATCATAATCCATAAAGTTTATAGCCTTGGGTTCGCATAAATCTTGGGTTCCGCTTGATTCATCAACAATCTCAATATCATCCTCTAACCAAGTACCCTTCGTAGTCAACTTCTTCGTCTCATTATCAACTGTCGCAATCGTATTCCCTTTGTATTTTACTGTTGTACTCATGAGCTAACACCTCCATTATATACAGGAAGAGTTACAGATGAGGTTGTGCCATCTGAGCCAGTTAGAGTTATTATATTAGCTGAAATTGAAAGAGACTGGGTAATCTTTGGATGTACATGGTCTGCTCTGGCATAAAAAGTTGATACACCTACTGCGCCCGTGCCATCGGATAATGGGGTTGTGGATGAAGCGGTTGGAATTGTGGGTAAATTTGAATTAACCCATACACTATTCGTATCATCATAGGTTAGTATTTGTCCACCTTGAGGACTATATAGAACATTAGGAACGCCTATACATGTAGAACTACAACTATATTTATCCGCCACATCGCTTGGTGCGGCAGATGAAATTTGAGTTTCAGTAACTTTAACTTCATAGAATCCATTACTGAAAACTACGGCGAACTCTATGGGAGAGCTTATAAAATCTGAAAGTTGATAATCCACAGATGGTAATGATGTGGACCTAACAGAAGCAATTACAGTTTTTCCGTCAGAAATAGCACCATCGATTTCGTCAGGACTCTTATCACTAACTAAAAGTGACGCAGAATTATTGTCTGTAATGTTAACAATAAAAGCTGAATCTATCTCAATCGTCCCGTTCTCCCACTTAGAAGTAGTAGAATTATATTGCAATACTTGTCCATCAGAAGGAGAAGAGATTGTTGTATCAGTAAGTCCAGCTAAATCATTTGTAATTTTTTGAGTGATAGAAGCGACTACTTTTCTTAAGTGGGATAGGGTTAAATAATTTTGGACCGCCATTTATTAATCACCTCACTTTTATATTTAATTTAATTATATATTTTTAAGCCGTGTATTGTCTATATGACGCATGGACTTTAGAGTCATCTGTGTAAATATATTCTAAAGTTGTATTGATATTACTATGCCCAAGCAACTTTCTGATTTCCTGAATATCCATACCTCTCTTTGATAAGTTTGTTGCAAATGTTCTTCTAAATCTGTGAGGATGCACATCTTCTACTCCTGCTCGTTTTCCTATCGATTTTAATATGAAACGAATCCCACCTGGCTTCATTTTTTCATGTAATCTATTGCAGAATAGAATATCATGCGTCTCTTCTCTGGCAAGTAGATATTTTTGTAAATGTGATTTACATAGTTCATCTATATATGTTTTTCTACCTTTTGCCCCCTTACCGCATACCACATGGACTGATAGTGTATCCATATCAATATCAGTTACTTTCATATCTGACAACTCAGACACTCGCACTCCTGATGATAGTAGGAATTCAATCAATGCACGTTCCTTGAGATTTTTGCAAGCACTTCGCAATGCATCAATTTCGACAGATGAGAATGGGAAACGTACCTTATCCGCATATTTAATTGGAGCAATCCTCATACATGGATTTTTAGGGATAATTTCTTCCAAGGTCATCCATTGAAAAAACGCAGATAAATTCGCTCTCATATTCTCTAATGTTCTATCAGATATTCCTCTTTGCTTTTCTAATGCAAGAAAATACCTAATATCAAATGTATCCGTATCTTGATACGGTTTCTGTAATAATTCAGCTAATTTACGAATAGTATAAGAATAAGCAAGGACTGTTTTTTCTGATTTCCCGTCTACAATAAGACAGGCAGAGTATTTTTTTAATAGTCTTGCATTTCCATCATCATAAGTTGCAACTTCTGTACTGCTCTTAGCCACAGAATATTCATTCAAAACATTAGTAAGTGCGTCAATAAAAATATCAGTTTGTTCTGTTGGAAACATATCATATATTTTTGATTGAACGTCATTAATTAATTCTGTGCGATAATCATGATTTAACATAAAAAAGCCTCCTTTTGACAATTCAAACGAGGCATGATAAAATACTATCATACCTACGGGTATTGGAGTCGCACTTACCTTTTTGACGATTGAGGGTGTGACTCCTTTTTTATTCTTTTACCCCTTTATTATATCACTTTTTTATGTTAAAATCAAATTTTAGCCTTGTATTCACTAACTTAAATTGCCCTTTTATCCTCATGCTTCTGGAATAATAATTGTTGATATGATTGGAATATGGTCAATAGTCCCACCTGCGGTTAACTTAGCAGTGTTGTATTCAATATCAACAATGTCTATATCGCTCGATGTAATGATGTTATCGCAAGGATATTTTTGGCTTGAACCCGCAACCGTTGACCCGTTAAACCACGTGTCAATGAATCCCGTCTCGTCCGTCCAATTAGATAAGTTGTATCCTGCGTCAACAAATTGTTTTATGGTATCTGTGTACGCTTGGTCATTTTTTGACTTTGCAAGGACATTAAAATCCCCGGTCAGAATAAAGGTTTGTTCTTGCTGAACTGCGGCAAAAATCTCATTCATCTGTGAAACATGAGTGGGATATTTACTGTCATTTATTACATCATAGTATTCCAAATGAGTATTAAACCATGCTATCCGTTTATTACCTAGAGTAATATAACATTTTGAATAACCACGACTTTCCCCCGATCGGGCAGAATATGTATGACTTGTAAAATCTTCAAACGGTATTTGCGACATAATGCCACTTGGATTAGTTGCACCCGTTGCAACTTGCCCATACGCAAACACATCGGGGACATAACCCCCAGTACCATTACCACCGCATTCTTGCAATCCCACAATTATGGGAGTTGTACTGGAAAATATGCCATTTATTAATGCCTTATTTGCATTCAGTCCACCCCATCTTTGGATGTTAAAAGTCATGATATTAAAAACACCACCATCGAGAAAAACTTTATTCCGTGATATATCATAGGCTTGAGCAAGATTATCCCCGATAATGTCAAAGCAAGCGACTAATTCATTCCCGTTTTTATCATAAATAGACATGTGAACACCTCTATAATTCCTTAACCGTCACAGGGAATATGGAATCGTTTAAATCTGACCAATTAGTGTTACTTGTACTTCTTCTAAACACAAGCCATGCCATTACAGGTTCTTCACCATTTATCGAAGCAGGTGGAGTATATATATATGGTGACATCTCTGTCAAGTCTTGCCAATCGCCATCTACTACATTCGCGGCATTAATTGTTTGTAAATTTAATATGTTATTTTTTGCCGTGTTATTAAATGAATACACTCCTAATTGGCAAGTGGTAAGGTTAGTAGTTATAGAAATCTTATATGTCTTATTTGGATTTATTGCAATCCCAAGATTATTCGTGCCCAAATAATGAATCCGACTTTTATTTGAGTTGGATATATACGGGGGGCTAACCGCTGGCTTTGTGGTATCTATTGCTCCAAAACCAACACCATCACTTGATGTGGTTATAGTTATAATCTTTTCTGTGACCGTTACTGTGAAAGAAGTAGTTTTCCCACCATATGCAACTGTTATTGTGCTTGTTCCGACTTCAAGCGTCCCGCTTAATGTGTAATTTGTGACCGTTCCTGTGGTCTGATCGTCATAAAGAGCCGTGACAACAAGGTCAGCTTTTAAGCTATCAAGGGAATCTGTATCATATACATCCCCACTTTGAGTATAATTTGCAGAAATGCTGACAAGATCAGCCGGAGGATATAACGCAGACTCTAATGCATCATAATAATCCTGCCCATCATCACCAATCCATGCAACCTGCTCAAAACAAGCGAGTAAAGCCTGTTTCGCTTCATCAGACAATCCGCTCTTATGCTCTAATTCTTCCTTTAAGTCAGATATCTGCTCTCTAACCGCAGTACCCGCATTACTATACGTTGTACCATCTGCACCAACTCTAATATCCTGTAATTCAGCGTCTCCAGTTGTACTTCCCTCGCCTAATGTAGCAAGATTTGTAATTCTGCTCCTTTCAACTTCAATTGCATCTCCAGTTGCCTTTGCATCTGCGGCTTGTCCTGAGACAGTCAAGGTAGCATCAACACTACTAACTTCTCCAGTAAACCTCTTAACCCTTCCATTCCTCTCAACTAAAAGAGTATCCGTATCCAACAATTCACTAACTTCTTCCAATTCACTTAATGTAATTGTCTCTAAATCAGCCATTCTATCACCTCTTTATCCTAAAATAATATTACCATCATCATCAGTTACTACTTTGTTATCTGCGTCTGAGAGAGGAGCAGAATAACCAAATTCGGTTAATAGGTTTAGTACGTTTATATCGTCTTCGGGTTGGGGGATTAATGCTTTAATTTTCTCCCAAACTTGCCCCAATCCAATTTTATCTAAATATTTATAGGTAGCCATTTAAGCCACCTCCTTATACACATATCGTATTAATCTCAGTAGATGTAATTGCGGACATATCTGTATCCTCAACATATCCACTTAAATCTACAACTCCACCAATTGGTTCCCATTTAGTACCGTCCCATGCATATTCTCCATTATCAGCAGTAACGTGGTATACATCACCATTTTTGTTCCCAGTTGCGGGAAGGTCTGCTACTGTTGCGACAGTACCCTTATAGTCCATTACAGTTGTAAGCGAGGAAGCAATTGCATTGCTAACATCTGTAGCTGTTTGAAAACCTGAGTCGTTTGTAAGTTGGCTTGTGGATGTAGGAAGTTGGCCTATTGTAGCTACGTCCATTGAGTTAGAGCCAACTGTTCCAACGGTAAGTTTACCTGTAAGGACTTCATTACCATTCCAGTCAAGAGTACGAGCATTGGAACGAGCTTGGTATGTTCCGTTACCTATAATTTCTGCATAAGTACCCGAAGTATCTTCAATGTTATATTTTCCAGAAACATGTTGGTAGCTACTACTTGCCATGGTATAGCCACCCTCTGTATGGGAAGCATAGCCGCTTGCAGTTGTATAATAGCCTTCAGCATGAGAACTATTACCTCTTGCAGTTGTATTATTGCCTTCTGCATGAGAACTATTACCACTTGCAGTTGTACTATCACCTTCGGCATGGCTATAGTCAGCAGAAGCTGTCGTGTGTCCCCCTTCAGCATGAGAGGCTATTTTGCTAGCTGTCGAACCATACCCCTCTGCATGAGCATAAGGCCAAGAAGCAGAACTATCTCGCCCTTCGGCATGAGAAGCATCACCACTAGCTTGAGTATTCATGCCTTCAACTACTGCATCTTGACCTATAGTATAACCACTTCCCTCAGCCTTACTTCCAACTGTCCTTACAGACCCTGTCGCACTACCATTAACCCAATTAGTAGATACGCTATCACTGCTCACAAAATTACTGTCATTTGTAAGGTCACTTGTTTTTGTTGGTACAGGAATATTTGCAATTTTATTTGTAGAAGTTATATCTGTTCCATTTACTTGAACACCCTCAAGTACATTCACTTGCGCTCCAGTTTCAATTCCTGCTAATTTTGTTTTTTCATCTGATGTATAATCGTTTGTAGACAATCCTTTTCCATCTACTTTGTCTACCTTTCCAGTCAATGCGTTTTTAATTTTTTCCCAAACTAACGCAAGACCAGTTTTATCTAAATAATTATAAGACATTGATTTTCACTCCTTTATTGTAAAATTTCTAGAATATCTTCTGCATCAATTGGTTGTAAGCCTAAGTCAGGAAGAGTTTTATTTCCTTTAAGAGTGACGCTCTCGATTGACGGTAGATTCAGAGCATCGTTGTAATCAACACTAATTGCACCAGTATCAAGGTCTCGAACCAAACCATTGCCTAAAACAATTGCAGAAGTATATCCACTATCAATGTATTTGTCTTGCGTGTCATCATATTCATACCAATTGCCGTTATCTCCAATGTAAGGAGAGTGTCCATTTTTACCCTTAATTGATATAGGAGTAGTGTAAGAGCCACCTTTCGTAAACACTAATGTTAAATATCCATCACTATCAATTGAGACAGTATCAATTCCATTCCCAACAAGAGATTCAAGCCATTCTTCCTCTGTTCCGACAAAACCATTCTTTACAGCAACTTCATATGCAGAAAGACCTTTTAGGATTGTGTACATAATATTTCCTGACAAATCAACAGAAGAGGAGATTGTGCCAGACAAACTCCTCTTATTAGTAACGTCACCACTAAGCTTATTTATGTTAGATATTGAACCTGTTATATTATTCATTAGGCATAGTCACCTCATCTAACAATTTAAAAGCACTAGCGGGAATAAAAGTAAAAATATCCCCATTAGCAGTCTGAAGCTGGGCATCCCAATAATATGTTGCAACCTCTAAATCTGTTGTCTGAGCAGGATAGATATGCCAAACAATCTCATCATTAATCATCTCAATGTTACCTTCGAAGATTAATTCCCCAGTATTTGGTACATCTCTTACTTGTACTCTAACTTCATCACCTTCATTGAGTGTATATACTCCGTCATTTGTATTGATTGTGAGAGTAATATATGCAGAATCACCTCTTGTCAGTGATATTTTGTTACCACTTATTTTAAGCATCTAGGACACCTCCTTTGTATTATTTAAACAAACATCCGCAAAACTAAAAGAATTGCGGATGTTATCACTATTTCCATCTTAAAATATATACCAGTTTATAATCCTTGTAATAATTTGTATTGTAGTTAGCAATAATGCCAGTGTACTTACCGTTCTTCATTGCGGCATGACCGCCATCAAAAAAGAGATAGCCTTGTCCTGTATAGGAAAAAGTATGTGTTTTATTTTTAAATACACATATATCGCCAGCCTTTAAATATCTCTTATCAACGGCTTGTTTAATAGTGTATCCTTTTCCAGATATCTTTGCTAATTTCTTTTTCATATCAGCATCAAAACCAACAAATTTACCATTCTTACCATAAAATCCATCTGGGTTCATTCCCAACAATTTTAAAGCCCATTTAATTGGAACAACACAAGTACTGCCAATTTTCTTACCATTTTCCAATTTCTTTTTTGCTTCTGCATAAGTCTTTGGGGCTTTATCATAATCGTAAACAATTTTAGAGCCGTACCGATTAAAGGTTTTATCCATCTGTTTTAAATACTCAACAAACTTTTGGGCGTTTGTTTTAACAGTCTTAATAGTAATCTTCTTAATCAGCTTACCTTTGGTAAATAATCTAAGAAGTTTAGTATTCTGTTTTACTGTACCTTCGTAATTCTTAATCCCATTTAATTCTGCTATCTTTTTTCTGTTTGCGAAAGAAGATGATATTTTTCTTTCTTTTAAAGCATCAACAATAGATTTAGAATCTCCTGTATATTTTTTATAATATGTAATTACTTTCATTTGTCACACCTCTTATCCTGTTCTTCTCCACATATAAACTGAGATATATTCTGGCATCGTGTTAAATGCCTGTCCACCACCTGTACTTGCAGTATTAAAAGTATGGGTATGATTTGGGATAGTATGATTATGAGCCTGAATATAATGGTCATGAGATTCAGAAGAAGTATAATTAGTCTGATAAATACTTCCCATATTTTTGGCTGTCATTCCCCACCTATCTGAAGAAGAATCTGTCTTTACTCTTAGTCTCTCAACATCGGTATTATCACCAGCTATATCTTTATTTATAGTAAATCTATAAGATGAATTTGATGGAGTATGAGCATGAGAACTTGCTTGTGTTTTGAGAGCCGCAGTATTGTTATTCGTTGCAGTTCCCTCAGTATTTGCATTAGTTGTTCCACTATGAGAGTGAGATGGAAGATTATCAATCGTTAAAGTAACAGCATTACTTCCACCCAATTCTTCCACAGGATGACCACTGCTTGCTCCAAGAAGAAATCTATCTTCAATCTTAGCCCAGCTACCACCAAACATAGTTGCTGGGTCTGCTTGACCATCAAATGTCATATAAACTGACCCAATAGGGTAGATGACTTGCGTCATCTTACCCTTGAGCCAATTAAACAATCTAGACAAAGGTATCTGTCTAAATGTCTTTTCTATATCTAAATACATTTTTGTATCATCGGTAAGAGGAGTGGTTTCATCTAACACAGGAACATCATAGATGACGGATTCGCCAGTAATTTCTGTAGTAGATATTTTCTTAGCCATAAATTCACCTCTTTAATTTGCCAGCTTTTAATAACTTCAATAATTTAGTGTTCTGAGAAGCGGTACCACTATAGTTTGCAATACCATTAGCTTTAGCAATTTTCTTGCGATTAGTCATAGAAGAAGATACACCAATACTATCTAATGCATCAGTAAATGATACAGAAGCACCTATGTATTTCTTGTAATAAGCTGTAGACGTGGTTTTAGTAGTAGTGGTAGTTTTCTTACCGCCTACAATTGTATAATCTGGTCTACCATATCCAAGAATCTTAGAATAGTCTTCAGGATAAACCTTCTTAGCTACTCCACCACCATTATCAACAACACCAGATGCACCAGATGTGTTACCTTCAATAGTATATACTTTTCCATCAGCTACTTTATAAACAAATCCAATATGATTTGCTCCACTGTGTCTTGTACCTTTGAAGAAGATTACATCTCCAGCTTTAGGATGAGCTTTATATTGTTCCATCTTCTTAAAGTGTTGTCTAATAACTTCGCAAGCAGGAGAGTAAGAACCACATAAAAGCTTTTTGCCTTTGGCATCTCCAAACGCTTTATAGAAAAGCCAACTTAAAAAAGAAGCACACCAGTAATCACCGTTTGCTCCTATCCATTTACCATACTTTGTATAATTTCTATCACCAGCATTAGCCAGTTTATCATTTAAGTTCTTATTGGATTTCTTCTCTAAATAACCTACTTCATCTTTAGCAATCTTTGTAATTTTCTCAATAGGGTCAACTGTTTTTGCAACTTCTACAACTTTCTTTACTGTCGTTGTAACTGTTTTCTTTTCAACTGGAGTCAAGAACCAATCAAGGTCTTTCTTTCCTGTTAATCTGTTTGCATCATTATTACCACTGAGATATGAAGCATTATATGATTCGGTAAATTGGTGAAGTTCTACTCCATTGTGAGGAGGATATTTAGAACTATAAGAATTTCCGCCTACACCTTTAGAATAACGTGGCTCCCACCAAACACAATTCTCACCACGAGCATTAATAAGTTTTTTGAACCTATCATACTTGTGATGGGCAGTGTAAATCATTGTTTTTGTACTATGCTTTTGAATATACTTTAAAGCTTTAATAGAGTTATCAACATTGTTGTCTCTCTCGAAATCTAAAACATAACCAACAAAGTATTTACCAACTTTAGGTTTACAAGTTTTTACAAGAAACTTAGCCTGTGCCAACTCATTCCCTACATTCATAAAAGAATAAAGCCAATAAGGAATTTTTAACTCCTCACATTTTTTAATTACAGTGTCCATATAGGAATCAACAAATGTGGTGCCTTGAGTGGCTTTTGTGATAATAAAGGGTGATATCTTTTTAATTTTACTCCAATCCTTAACAGGATGGTAATGGGATAAATCAAAAATTACCATTACTCATCAACTTCTTCGTCATCCACTTCTTCTACAACACTAGGAGATGTGTACTGTAATCCATAGAAGCCATCAGATAAGCCAATAGTTGTAGGGTCTACTACAATACCTAATACTGCCAATACTGCAAATAAAGCTTCTACTACATTAATTAAATTGTCTTCTACGCCTTGGAGTTCAAATGTATAACCAAATAAACTACCAATAGCCTGAATTAAAATTACTACAGCAGGAATAAAACCAATCCAAAATGCTTTGTTTTTAAAACGTACTTTCCAGTTAATATTCATATTATCATTCCTCCTTAATTCTTCCTGATGCTATATCTGACTCGTACCTCATTGTAATTACATTTACGCTTGAGGTAGTCTGTCCATTTTTGTATCCATATTTTTCACACATCTCTTCATATTTTCTAATTCCATCCCAGATTTCATTCCATACTTCCAGTGAGATTACTTCACGTTCTGGAAGTTCGTTGGCAAAATTGATAATACGCCATCTTAAACGTCTAAATTCTTTATCGTGTTCACGCTTATCAATTCGTTTACCTAGTTCTGAGATATCTTCCTTAAGTTCTATTAGAGCGGAAGAGAGTGCTTCCATTCGCTCAATGTCATGTTCCTGTATAGCCTTCAGTTCCTTCTGATTTTCAGTTAAAACATTGAGCTGTGTTCTAATTTGTTCTCGGTCCTTTTGTTCTTCCATCCTTTTTCTCGTCCATATCGGAACAAATCCGAAAGCAGATGCAAACTCGTCAATAAATTTCTTTATTGCAAGAATGCCTACTGCAATGGTAGCTATTGCCAAAATTAAGGTAATGTAATCTATCTGCATCATACGAAGAAGATGGTCAGGTAGATTCATTGACAATAATATCTCTTCCATTATAGACTCCTTTCTATTATATAAAATAATCTTTTAAAATATATGTAAATGCTATTTCTACACTATCAGTAAGCGTGACATTTGAGGTGGAAACATTTCTTACTAAAACAGCCCCATCATCTGTGATACGTCCAATAATCGGATGATTACCATAATAACCTACGCCAGTTGTATATTGGGCTGGACGATATTTAGCTGCTAATGTCGCTTGGAATATATTGCTTCCACCTCCTATTGCTCCTGTTGATTTAATAGTAAAGTGAAGCATTCCAAGATTGCCCTTTTTTGTGAAATGTAATCCTGTAATGCTTGCGTTACTATTAGTGGCATAAATAATAGATGGTAAAGCGGATGATACTGTTAAAGACTGATTAGTTACATCACCATAATATGAGGTTACTCCGTTCCAATCTACAGTGAGGGCGTTGGAAGGAACATTTACAGTTCCGTTACCAATAATGAAAGCATAATCACTATTTTCACTTGTGAGTTCGGAGCCTTGTGGGCTATTATGTTTACCAATGACGAACTGGTTACATCCTTGTGCTATAACATTATCCCCTCTAGCATAAGACCGATACCCTTCTGCTTTTGAGTAAAACCCTCCAGCATGGCTATAAGTTGCATTGCTTTCGCATCTGTACCCCTCTGCATGGCTCCAGTTCCCCCTTGCATAAGAAGAACCTTCCGCATGGTCGCTTCTTCCTTCAGCAACAGCTTCGTTTTCTGCGTGACTATAGCTTCCAGAGGCTCTCGAACCTCCACCCTCTGCATGAGAAAATTTTCCATTGGCTATAGTGCTACTTCCCTCACAAAACGCTCCAACTCCAGAACATCGACCGTTATATGCAAAACTAACGCTATATGCCCCAATAGCATCATAGAGAAGATTATTTGAAGACCCTCTTTGCGTAAAAGTAATAGCGTATAAAGGGTCAGTCGTGTAATATGTAATCGTATATATATTGTCGCCAACTAAATCATTGCTAGAAACACGGTGATTGGTCAATCGTTCACATTGAATGGTATTACCGTCAGAATCTGTAACAATAATTTCGCCAGAACGGTCTATTCTATAAGAGACGGTTAGAGTTTGATAATCTTCATATACTGTTGGCGTAACTGCTTCTATTACCTGTACGTTTTCTCCGCCTTTTCTAAGGTCTCCAACATAAAAATAAGGATTTAAGTCTTTGTCTTTCAATATAAAATCAGAATTGCTAATGTTCGCACTCGTTGCATTATCACTTTTACCAATAACAACCGTTTCTGTATCACTATCAAACTTCAACCAATTAGTAGATAGGTCAATGGTATTATTCTCATAAATTAAATGATTTGTTGAGCTTGAAGTCCCCACATGCAATGTGTCTGCGGCAATGTCACCAGTAATTTCCGCACTTGTTGCAATTAATGCACCAGATGATGTCACTTGAAACGGGCAAGAACCTTTTGTTGAATCATAAGCTCCTGCATAAATTGCACCATCTTTTTGTATTAAAATACCTGTATTCGTTGATGTTGCAGATGTTTTATTATTAGTATAAATACCATAAGAATTATTTATACTCCATCCACCTATAGTTCCACCAGTGACATTAATATTACTAGCCGTAACCGCACCAACATCAGTTACTTTAAAAACACCTTTTCCAAGAGCAATGCCATCTTTGCCGACATATACACCATCAACAGTATCAGAACTTAAAGACGACTTTGTTGAAGGATTATATATAGCGGTGTTACTAATAGTAAACCCATTAGTTGCATTTTGACCTATAAAACCAGAGGTGGCTTTTATTGCTCCAGTTAAATCTACGCTATTAGCAGTAATAGTACCACCTTTAATAGTAACGTGTTTAGAACCAGTAGTGTTATAATTCCTAATACCATCAGTACCTAGATATATACCAGTATGAGATGTATCTGTTAATGATGTTACATTATTATGAATATTAGTTTGGTCTATAAAAAATCCACCAATATTACCTTCTTTACTCACAATTGCACCTGAGAAATATCCCCTATCAGTATATATACCCCATTGATTTTCAAGCGTTGAACCATTAAATGTTAATCCACCAACATTACCAATTCTTACATGCGGAGTTGTCCAAGACGATGTTGCTGTACCACCATATATATCAATATAACTGCGTTTATTAGAACCATATGCTGTCATTCTAATACCAACAGGATAAGTAGTTGATTGACTTCCTGCACCAACCTCATAAAGCATAATGGTAGCACCTTCAGCATTATAATTAGTGCCAGTTACTAATCCAGTAACATCATCTAAAGTTCCAGAAATAATTAAAGTACCAGCAGTAGAATTCATTTTGACAGTTAAATATCCATCGCAGTTACTGTTTACAACATCATTTAAATTCATTGTAAATTTAACTTTGGAATACTGTGTCCAAGTAACTCCACCTAATGAATCGCTTGATATAGAAGATGAGTCTGTTACGGTAAAAGTACAAACTTTTGTTGAAGTATTGATTGCTGAAAATTGAATTGTCGCACCAGACGCTAATTGTAAAGTAGGAGATACCGTAAAATCATTTGCAAGATTTGCCACATGGGAAATATCCCATTTATAAGACTTTAAAGTATCTACCACTTCCATGTCTCTGGTAACAATAGCTCCAGCATTTGAAATAGCATTGGTATTAAGTGTCGTAATATTTCCTGTAGTAATCGTAGCATTTGGAGTACTGAACTTTGGTGTAATAGTCAAAACTCCACTTGCATTTTCAATAATTCTACTTGTAAAATCATTGGTACTATTCTCATAATAAAAATCTATATGTGGAGTAGAATAGTATAACTCAATACCATTTCCATGTTGCTCAATTATATTATTTACAGTTAATTTACCTGTTTGTGTAGTAGCTCCTGTTATTCCTAACGTACCACCTATTGTGGCATTGCCAGTTGTTGCTAACTGAGCAAATGTAGCTGTACCACCAATATCTACGTCATTGGCGTACAACTTATTTAAAAACCTTGCACTGCCATTAACAATCAAATTATTTAAAACTGCGATATAAATCACTCCCTTCTATAAAAGAAGAAGAGAGCATTTTACTCGCTCTCTTCAAATAAACTAATCATATCAACATCATCCATGGTAATTCCAGTACCATCGGCTTGCTCAATAAAGTCATCAAGATTGATAGGTGTAAATGTGATTTCATTACTTTCTTTTAAAATCTCTTGAAGCTCAAGATTCATGTTCATCTCATACTGATTATATTCTTCCATATACTCCTCTGTGATACGAAGCATCTCTACGTCTTCACCATTCTCATTTTTCTGAGTATATTTTTCGCATTTACCGTTACCTTCAACAAACCATTCTTCGTTTCTTTTAAGAATTAAATCATCTCTAAATGCCTCAAATTCTTTTGAATACTTTTCAAGTTCTTTCATATTCTTGCGAATAGTCCACTGAGTTTTAAGAGGAAGTTTTGCAAATTTCTCTTTAGTCTCTGCGTTGTTATAATAAGCAATCTCATTTACACATACAATTACCTGAATATCTTTTGTCATAATTTAATCTCCTTTTCTTCGTAAAAAATTTTCTAAAATCCAAAATCTGTAATGTGGCTTGTCTCCAAGACCAGTTTTCCACTGAATAAAATCCATTAATGGAATTCCCCACATACAAATAAATAGCCATAATAAACAAAACATTAAGTTCACTTGGTCGTTTGTCCAATGCAGTGTGAAAGGAAGCGACCTATAGTCCCAAATTGTATACTTACTGTTAAATATTACTCCAAATACATGTTCAAATACACAACAATAAAAAGTTCCCATTAATACTTGAAACTCATAATAAGTATTCTTGGGAAGGATAACATCGTTTAATATCATCAAAATTTGTGATACAAAAAATGCCAATAAGAACATAGTTGGATGACTATACCCTCGCCAGAGGTATTCTAATAGAACATACAGTAATCCACCAAATGTTCCAATACTAATCATCTTAAGCAGTCGTGTTTTCATTATTAGTCATCTCTTCTGGGAAGTATTTGTGTTTTAAGTCTTCCATAATTTCAATAGAAGCAGAAATGATGGCATCGTATTTAGATTGATATTCCTCTGGAAGAGGAGTGTTGTAAGTAATAGTCATAAGTGTAGCTTTATCATTAATTGTTCTGATATAATTCTTCAACATATTTACTCTTGTCTGAACCTCAACAGCCATCATCTTTAAATTCATGTAAATAATTAAAATATCAATAACTGGGAATAAACGGCATTCCTGTCCAGTACTGTGATATGGAAAAGCCATTGTTAAATCGTCTAATTTTTCAGCGATAAAAATTGCAGAGTTAAGGTTACTCTGGTCTTCCAAATCATAAGTAAATACTTCGCTTGTTCCGTCACTTAATACTACACCTGTACCAGCAAAAATCTCTGCTCTACCTTTAGATGAAATATCATCCAGTAGATACTGCTTATATTCCTCTGTTGTCATAGCATCAAAATCAATATTATCATCAAGCTTTTCTTCGATTCTATTAATCTGGTCTACAAGACTTGTTTTTGTTAATGTAATCTGTAAACAATCAACAAATCTCTGTTCGCTCTCAGAGAACACTCTACCTAAGTATTGAATAGAAGAGTAGCCATCATAATCTCTATATTCCGCCACTTTGGTCTCTCCAAAGAATACTTCGAGTGTTTTAAGGTCTGTAAATAAATCTTTAATATATCCTAAATCTGTCGATTGTACTTTTAAGTTCTGGTTTGTTTTGAATTCTCCTACTGAGAAATCTACTAAATTAATTCTATTTGTATCATTGATAATCGCAGAAATTACCATATGTTCATCTCCTTTTAATATTCGTAAAATTGGTTGGCTTCAACGTGTTCATCAAAAACTCTTGCTATAGTTGAGCCTTCCACAAATCCTTGAGCGGTATTATTACCTTCATATGGTGTCCAAATGGTTGCCTTTTCTCCTTCTTCTAATTTCCATTTACCAATTGACATATTCATGGTTCCAGCAACATAGCCCACTGAATTATAAATATTCAGCCAAGAATTTACCGCAGTAGCATGAGTAGCTTGGGCGTTGGTTATAGTAAAAGTTTTAACCAGATAATCAGCGTGACCATTTGTAAAATAAGTGGAACCAGCCCAACTAAATAAAGAAACCGAGCCACCGCCCCAATAAACCCATACTCCAGTTTGTGCCTCGGTTTTTTCACTGTGAGACACATCTACATCCCAAAGTTGCATGGTATATGTTTTACCCTCTATTAAATTGTTTGACATATTAAATTGATATGCACAGTACGTGGTTGGTGAGTAAGATTTTGGAG